TTTTTGTGAATTTTTTTATTTAATCTATTTTTTAACTTCGTATAATATTTTTTTAATATTTCAATTACAAATATAATATTGTCAGATTTAAATAATCTAGAATAATTCATAATCATCTAGAATAAATACTTTAAAATGTCAAAGCTAAATATCCCACTTCATAAATTTAATACTGACGAATGTAATACATTGCTTACATCTATTACAGAAAAACTAACTATTCAAAACCCGCAATTCTTCTATCCCATCTATAAAAAAGTCCTAGATGATGAAACACTATCTCCAGAACAACTACGTAATGTTGTATTCGATAGCAAATTTAAATGCAAAGAAATCCTTTCTAAAGTCCTAGATTATGACAGTGATGGTTTTGAAACTGAACCAGATGAAGATGATACAGTCGCTAATACATTAGCACCATCCAACAATAATCCCGAATTTACTTTTAAAGATGATAATATTATATCTGGTGGCAGTATAGAAGATAATCTAGAAGATAATCCAGAAAATAATCTAGACAATACCACCCAATCCCATAATATTGAAAATATTCTAAACAATGACCAAACATTTGAAATTGAACAATCCAATATTAATCAATCTGATGATGATAACACCGATGATAGTGATGATAAAGAAATAGAAGAAGCTATTAATAATACCTATATCGCTAATGCACTTGTAGAACGTATTAATAAACAAACGGGAGAACGTATTGTTAAAGAAGAACAAATACATATTAAGAAAACAGCTCTTCTAGAACCACTAAAAGTTATGAAAGATGAATATGTCATACCCGCTAGAATACAAAACAAACATTTAGAAAATCCATCCCTTCAAAACACTATGAACAAACTCAACTCTTATAACAACAGTGGCCACGTTGAAGCCCTATTCCTCTACCTAGGTAATAAATTAGTAGAGTCAGGAAAATGCCCGTCATTCCCATACTACTATGGTTGTGTTAATGGCGAAGACCCTAACTATCACCACAATATTACTGATGAATATGATAGTATTTCTCGTACAAAATGGTTTCGTAATCGGGTTAAAAATGATTTTGATTTATTAATTATTGAAAGCGATGATGTAGATGAAATGCAAGAACAGATGGAAAATAACTTACGACGACCTCAAAGCTTCTGCCGTGATAAAACCCAACTCCAAGATGATGATGCTAGTTCTAATGAGGCCAGTTCTAATGATGATGATTATGAAGATATTGAAGACGATGAAGATATTGATGATATAGCAGATGTAGATGATAGTGAAATTGTTCAATCTGATAATGAAAACATTAAAGAAGAACCTAATAAAGTAATCCCAATTGATGCAATTGATTCAGCATTAGATAATATTCTAGAAGATCTTGAAAATAAAAACACCACTGCAAATAACCCCAATTTCATAACTGAATTAGATGATGATGAATTAGATATTACAATTGAAGATGATATTACATCTACTGAAAACCAACCACAACAACAAGGTGGAAAAAATATTCTAGAAGATGATGATGATTTTATTGATGAATTAAGTGATGTAGACCCAGATAATCTATCAATTGGTGATTTCGAGAATAATTCTAGCAACTTATACTATATCAGGTGTGATAAAATGCCAGTTAATCTATGTCTAATGGAAAAATTAGACCAAACTCTAGATGATTTACTAGATGATGGTTATAATATGTCAGAAACTGAATGGTTTTCGGTATGGTTTCAAGTAGCTTTTGGATTGGCGATTGCACAGAAGTATTTTAGCTTTGTACATAATGACTTACATTCTAGCAATGTTATGTTTAAAGAAACAACAATGAAATATTTATTATTCCAAATTGGAAATAACATTTATCGTATTCCAACCTATGGTAAAATTACTAAGATAATTGATTTTGCACGTGGTACATTCAAACTAGGTGATCGATGGATATTTAGCGACCAATTCAAAGATGATGGTGATGCTTGGGGACAATATGATTATCCTAGTGATGGTACTCTTAAAAACTGCGAACATAAACCCAATCCCAGTTTCGATTTAGTACGTCTGGGAACAACTATTATTCAAAGATTAGAATCGCTACCCACCGTAAGGCATTTTGTAGAAGATATAACTAAAGATGACTATGATAATTCACTTTGTTATGATGAAGATACATTCCAATTATATATTGATATTGCACATAATTGCCATAATGCTGTACCTATTGAAGTATTAAATCGCCCAGAATTCGAACAATTTAAGATTTCTAAGGACAAAGTTCCAAAAGGAGCTTATATATTTGGATATTAAAATATGTTTATTACACCGCCACTAACACCAGAAGAAAATGAACTACGTAAAAAACAACAGGATGAAATGATTGCAAGTTTTAACAAAAAACTTGTTATAGGCGGATTTACTATAGGTAATATGTGTTATACAACATATCCATGCCAACATAATTTTAATAACTGCCTAATGTCAAGCACAAGAATACTAGAATTTATAACAAATTCTGGTATTGACTTAGAAAATTTATCTGATAAACAGAAACAATTTATTAAACATTTGCAATATAAAGGTAATTAAGCTAATTAATTAATAAAAAAAATTGTTTTTTGTTTCCGCTTAGCGCTTAGCGCTTGGATGTAGCCGCCTTGCCACTTTCGTAGCCACTCGCACGGCTGCGTGTGTGGGGCATGCGGGCTTTCAACGCAAACGTTGTCCCACGGCACTTGCACTCTTCGCGCTTGCAGGAGCAGGAGTTGTTGCCGAAGTCGCCATTGTAGCCTTCGAAACCTTGGGCGTCCATGATTGAAGATATATAACATTTAATATCTTTGAAAAATAATTCAATTTTTGTTAATTTTCTATTTTTTGATAAAAAATAAATAAAAATTGCTCTCGTGGTAAAGAGAGTAATCAGTTGCGGTTGTTCTTGTGCTTCTTCTCCACATACTTGACACCGACCCGAATGAGTGCTACAACACCCCAAATCACCAGAAAGGGGGATGCGACAACGTACATTACTGCTGTCACGGGCAGTTCAAGCACCGAACAGTCGTCGCGTAGCTGACAGTTTTCGCTGTTGCACATTCTGTTGTCTTTGAAGTGTTCCGATGTAAGGAGAAAATACTTATTTGTTTGCAAATAAATTAATTCAATTTTTGTTATTTTTTCGATTTATGAAAAAAAATAAATTAAAATTGCTCTCGTGGTAAAGAGAGTGATCAGTTGCGCTCACCACGGTTCTTTGAGTTCTTGCGCTTCTTGTGCGTTGCCACCCACCGGATGCCACGGTAAGTGCAAACTACCATGTTGCCAACCATAGCAAATGGAACGATAATAACAAATACTACAGCATTCAGTGGTATGTCGAGCAAAGACGAACAGTTTTCCCTTAGCTGGCAGTCTTGACTGCTACATGAACACATTCTACTGTTTTTTGAAGCGTTCCGATGTCAGGAGAAATATACTTATTTATTTGCACATAAATTAATTCAATTTTTGTTATTTTTTTTGATTTATGATAAAATATAACCACTACATAAAGTAATTACATAAATCTATTATATTCGCGACTCCAACTATCTAACGCATGTTTATCTAGAACAAATTTTGCATTTTTGGTTATTTCTTCATATACAATAGGTGTTCTAGCATGCCAATTATGTAATGTACAATAATAAACTGTTCCTTGTGGATATATATGTTGTTCGATTAGTTCTTGTTTGCTGGGCTTAGTAGCAATAGTGTCATCACCAGAGATATTATCAGTATTGTCTAGATAACCTTGTTTTTTCAAAACTTTTTGTAATTTCGAAAATGTATTTGCATTTTTCATATCAAACATATCAAACATTACAGTATTTAGCGGTTTTTTTTCAATTCTTTCAATCTTGAATTCTAAATTGCGTGGTAATGTATATTCACTAAAATCATAAAGTGGGTTTTGTTCCATCATAAATTTACTAAAATCTTGCTTACCATAACCTTTACTATTAGGCATATAAATAAAAGGAATATCCTTCAAACCCATTAAAACAAATAAACAATAACCACCAGAAAAATTTTCTGCTATTTGTCTATCCACTGTGGTTGAAATAAAATTCTTAAATAAATATGTATCACCCACCTTTAATTTCTTAATCAATGGATTCATACCCATACCGCGAAATAATATTTCATTATCTGTCATTCTAGGACATTCTGGCTTATCATAAATCTTATCTAATCTATTAAGCAACGTTATACGTGCTTTATAACTTGTTTCAATATATTTTGGTAATTCCTTTATATCAAACGATTTAGTAAATGGTAATAATTCATTAGTATATGGCGATATATCTTCTCTAAAACGTGTTTCCTCCATTAAACTAAAAGGAAATGTAAATTCCCGTTTATTATCATTATCGTCTTTAGTTTTACTACGATGGTCTGCTAATAATTGTGATTGGAAAAATGAGCCACGACCTTTATAATATTTTATTGCCATTATTTCATTTGGTGTTAGTTTATCATAAAATTTAACGAATTTAGGTAATATATCAACAATCTTACCTACTCTTTCTATGTCAAACTTACGTAGGCTTTTACGTGTTATTCTAGCGTTAATAGTTTTAAATGATTTTGTGCTTTGTACAATAGGTGCTTTCTTAGTTTCTTTTTTAGATTGTGTGATTTTTGTATTTTTTCTAATATCATATTTATTATTATCTTATTATAAGATAATAAATATAGGATAATATATGCATTCTAGTCGTTCAACAAATCTTAGATTTCAAACTAGACGTTCAACTAGACGACAACAAAGAAAAAAACTATCTAGAAAATCTAGAAAATCTAGAAAATCTACACAATCTAATGAATTAGAAAATACACACAAAAAAATTAATAATAACAATTTATCTAATTCAGATAATATAGAGTTAAATTTACAAGAACTGGAAACAGAAAAACAAAAAAAAGAAACCGAAATTAGTGAGATTCAGCATCAAATAAATGAACTAAAGACACAACACAGACAATTAGCCACAATTATAAGAAAAAGCCAACAACACCCACAATATAATAATATCAACGATAATAGCAATGATTATAACAATCCATATCAAATACTCAAATCTAAAATAGAAAAAATACAATCTACAATAGAAGAACTAGGGAGCAAAGCAACATCTTTGCGCATATTATTACGAGGACGTAATTTAGAAAGAACCATGAAAGAATCAAAAAAAACACAAAAAATAAAAGAGGAGGAGAAAAAAAAGCTTTTTATCAGTAAAATTAAAAAAGATATAAAATTAATACAATATGACTCAAAATTTAATATTAATGAATGGAAAGCAATACCTAATTCAGGCCAGCATAATTGTGGTATATTTATTCAAGAAGGTAATAATAATACAATAGTTAAATGCGAAAATAATAATGGAAGTTTGATTATATATGAAGAAATAAAAAAATTAAGTATGGAATACAAAATTATTCCAGAAATATATAGATATACATTTGAACTATTCAAGACTGATAAATTTAAACGAAATAATGATGAATATCAAGTTAAATATTACTATGAAATGGAACGTTTCAATTTAGATACAACACAACTATTATTTGAAGATTTATTAAAAAAATGTATAACAGAATACTGTAATGAAAATAGTATTAATTTTTCTGAAAATGATAAACAAAAACTATATAATATATTTCATTTACTTTTACCAAAAACACAGGGAGGTGTTAATATAAATATATTACTGAATAATAGTGAAGAAAGTCAAGAAGAAAGTCAAGAATTATTATATGAATTGCTTAAAGAATATATTCCTTTAAATTTTAATGAAGAAGACTATAATAACATTATTAAATATTATTTAAATAAAATGTTAGATTTAGGAAAGGGAATAATTGAACAAATAGTATTATTACAATATTATTGTTTTAATTTCAATATTACATTAAATGACTTAAAATTTGATAATTTCGGAGTAATATTTAAAGATACAAATGAATTATATTTTGGAAATACACTTAAGTCAAATGAATATTATGGAAAATATTTTTTTGTCTATGCATTGGATTATGAATCTGCGGTAAGTATTAATAAAGAACCTTTATCCGAAGCCGAAAAAAAAACACATATAAACACTATTATAAATTTACGAAGATGGGCTAGATATGGTCAATATCAAGTACAAATAGTAAGTACTAAACTAAATAAACAATTATTAGAATCATTGTTAAAAACAGGAGACTCTAAGAATGAACAATATAATAATTTTATTTCAATTATAAGTAATAAAGAGAAAAATTTATACCAATATGAAAACACTAAACTAACACATTAAAACATATGAAATCTATCATTACACAATATTTTCACTCTTGGAAATGATTTTCTAATATAACTAATATTTTGCATATGCCCTATAGTATTAGTTTCAGAACAATATAACATCAAATATTTACAAGTTAATTTATTATTAAACAATTTTTTAATTACAATTTTATAATCAACATTTACACTAAAATTTAATACTAATAGATTAAGATTTTCTGGTAGATTACATAATACATGTTCTGGATGACATAAATATGCTTTATTATAAATAATTAATGTTTCTAAGCTTTTTGGTAAGTTTTCAATTGGTTGATATATATTCGACATAATCTCTAATATTTTCAAATTATCAGGTAAATGATTCAAATTAAACAAATGATTTTCATCTATTGGAACAGAGTAATACTTATTATTATTACTATATAAACATAGATATTCCAAACTTGCTGGTAAATTATATAATAACTTTTCTTGATAAAATGGATTCGCTAAATATAATTTCAAATATTTAAGTGATGATGGTAAATAATCTAATGATTGTTTGAACTCACAAGACATCAATTCTAAACTTTCTAATTTTGATGGTAAATTTTCTAGTGGTTGATTAAAAGAACTCCAACTATCACTATATTCATCTGTAATAAAGATAATATGTTTAATGTTATCAGGTAAATTATCTAATGGTTGATTAAATTTATAACCTAAATGCAATACTTCATAATTCTTTAATTCTTTTTGTTCATCTTCTGTAAATGGTCGATTTTTATTAAAATAATATATTTCCTCTGCCATTTTCTTTCTGGTGATACTATATTATACTTATTATATTGTAAATATGAAATCAATTTTTTGAAAACATTTTTCTAATGGATAAAATCAAATTTATAAAATCAAAATACATAATAATATAGTGTATAACCAAAAAAACATCTTCCAGAATGACAGTCGGAGCTCTGATACAACTCGAATATGGCAACACTGACCGTATGGCCTTTCTAACCCTTAACCCCCAAATAACTCATTTCAAATCAGTTTATAAAAAATATACTAATTTCTCAACACAATTTATTACAAATTACCCTATATTAACTAACGGTGAATTATCATTTAATCAAGATACTAAAATAACATTTGAAATACCACGTGATGGTGATGCAATCCGTGATATTTATCTCACTCTAGAATTACCAGATATCTACAGTGATAGTAATTATCAATTTCAATGGATAAAACGTATTGGTGAATATATAGTTCGTGATGTTTCATTACAAATCGACACCAACCAAACAGTTGATCGACAATATGGTGAATGGTTTCATGCCTATAGCGAACTAAATTACGATGAAGGTAAAAAACGAGCATATTATAAGATGATTGGAAATATCCCAGAATTATATGACCCTGCAAATGCACCGGGTAATAATGGCATATATCCTAATACCGGTTTTGCACCTTCGATAATAAATCGTAAATTGTATTTACCATTAGCATTTTGGTTTAATAAATTTTCATCAATGAGTTTCCCATTGATTGCCATCCAGAAAACAATTATGTATATTACTTTTACTTTCCGTCGTTTACAGGAATTATATACTGTAATAGATTATGCAGGTGTTTCTGGTGGAACTGGAACACGTGTTAAACCTAGTAAAAATAATCATTATATTGGTAATTTCCTATCAATTACTACATCACAAAGCAGTTTATTTGTTAATCCACGATTAGAAATTAATAATGTGTTTCTAGATAATGAAGAACGAAAAAGATTTGCATTATCTACACACGAATATTTAATTACACAAGTACAACTTGTTAAAAAAAGTTATAATATTAACAATCCAACTGTAGAATTAACTAATATCAATAAACCAGTTTCGGAATTAGTATTTATGATACGTCGTAGTGATATGGAAGATGTTAATGACTGGTCTAATTATACTAATTGGAATATTGCAGATATCCCACCTTATTCACCTGCATATATAAATCCTTATGGTCCATTATTAATTATTGGTACTGGAAATATAGTTTATTATAAGAATAAGAATTTATTGAAATCCGCTGTGCTACGATTAATGTCAAATGAGATAACTATTGGTGATGTTCGCAATAACGATAATCCTACTGATACATTAAACGGTAAAGATTTCTTATTTTATAATTTAGTTGAAAATTTCAATGCAAATCGTAATGTTCCTAATGAAGGTATATATACTTATTCATTCTCATTAGATAATTCTAGCTTACAACCAACCGGCGCCGTTAATTTCTCATCAATCAATAATAAAGATATTTTACTTAATCTAACACCCATCAACCAGAATGAAACTATGAATAGCCCTAACGGAACACCCTATACTTATAACTATATTATACATGTATTCGCCGTCAATTATGATATATTGAAAATTATGGGTGGTATGGTAGGTACTATGACCGCCAACTAAACGGGTGTCCGGTGATTTACATAAAACTTATTATTATATAATTCGCCAGACGCCTAGGAAAATATTTGATATGCTAGAATAGATTAGATTTATTATTTTTTATCATTTAATTTTATCACATAAATTTAATAATAATATTTAATAATATTTAGTGTTGTATTCTAGATAGATAGAAAAGAATGTCATCTAATAAAAAACATCACAATCAGAAAAAGCAAGTACAGAAATCTAAGGAAAAATTCGATACATCAACTGAACAAGTTAAATCCGGATATGAAGATATTATTGACTTATTAAGTGTTTCACCAACTGCTAGCGATCCAAATACAGTATCTTGGAAAGACCAACTTAATGATTATGTTATTTTATTCCTTAAATATTTATTCTTAGTTGCTATATTAACCCTTAATTTTCTAGGTTTATCGGTTTCTTTAAATTGTAATGCTGACCAGGAATTATTTACACGTGTAGTAAGTGCTATATTTGCATTCTTCTTTGGTTTTGTTTATCTAATTATTAATTATTATACTTATAAAGTACTTTCTCAAGGCAAAATGTGTAAAATGAACCGGGAAAAACTATTCCCATTTAAAGTATGATTTATTATTTGCGTTGTATACTGTAATATTTAGTATTCCAGAATAGTAGGAAAAGATGTCTACTAGAATAGTAAGTGTGCGATTATGGGGTGGTTTATGTAATCGTTTATTTCAAATAGCATGTTGTTATGGTTATGCAGAAAAGTATAATCTTACCCCCATTTTTTATAAGTCTTTTTTCAATCATAATGACCATACAAATCAGGATGAAACTATTGCCATATTGAAAGAGTTAATTCCGCATATCAATATAAGTGATGAACAAGTTAATGAAAATAATTTTTATATTATTGAAGTATGTGGTGATTTTGCCTGTAAATATATTGATTTAGGATTACCACCTAATGATATTATGAATAAAAATATATTACTAAAGGGTTATTTTCAATCTGAAAAATACTTCCCTATTCTAGAAGATAATAAATTTTTATTACCTTTTGTAAATAAATTACTTACTCCAGAATATAATACCAATAATCCAGATACTCCAGATACTCCAGATAATTTAAATAGGTATTTTATACATATTCGATTAGGTGATTATGAAGGTCATTATCTACATTATCTTGGATATAGAAATTATTTGCAAAAAGCGATAGAATATATTCTAGAGAAAGACAATAATAATAACTTAGTATTTATGATATGTTCTAATGAAAAAGATAAAAATAAAATATTAAAAGAAATAGATTTTAATTCTGGGGAGACAAATTCTATACTATCTAGAATAAAATACGAATTTGAAATAGATATTAACCCAGATTTGCAACCATTACAAACACTAAGAAATATGACATTATGTAATGGAGGTGGTATATGTCTGAATTCATCATTTAGTTGGTTTGGTGCATATCTATCTAAACTATTCAAAAAAGTTAGTAGTAATATTGATAATGATATTCTGGGAGAACAGATTTTTATTATGCCAGATAAATGGTTTAATGAGAGATATATTCCTAAAGATAGTTATAAAGATATTTATCCAGAATGGATAGATTTAACGACCTGTAATATATAGATATTCTTCATCAATATTTGAATTCATTCTATCAAAATATTGGGCAAAATAATCACGGAAATGGGTATCATCTAATTCTGGGTTTTCAGTAGATGCTTTATTTATCATACAACTTTCAACATCATAATCTGCATATAATTTTTTATCACTTTCTATTTTATTTACTTTGGAAAGATATTGTCCAGTAAGTGTATCATAATCACTACCATATGTACCACAAATATCTAAATCAAATAAATTAGGTGCTACTTTATGATTGCAAGTACGTTGAAATGATACAGTAGGGTCTTCTAGTTTCTTTCGCATTACTAAATCAACATATGGTATATTAACTGGGCATTTATTCATTTTTAGATGTTCTAATGCTTTTTGTTTATTTGGAAAGCGTAATGGATTTTTAACACCATCTACAATCATTTTAGAATTGAATAGGAAATATTCCTTACCATTACTTACTAAATAATCCCAACAAGTTTTAGGAATTACTACATCATCTAGAAATACTATAAATGTATCTAGAGACTGATTTTTTATAGCAACATATAAAACTATCAATAGAATAACTACAACTATTACTCCAACAATATTTATTCCACAAGTCATTATTTATCTGTCAATATCTTATTTATTATAGATATAGATATTTTAGTTATTATAGATATAGATATTTTAGTTATATATTATTTCCATTCTAGAAACATAATCTAGAATAACATAATCTAGAATAACATAATCTAGAAAGTATTTTATGATTAAAAAATATAATTAATAATTAGTATATACATAATAACATATTCAAAAATGTATCTAGCTATTATGTTAATCGTAGTATCATTATTAGTATTTTATAATGAAATAAATAGTAAGATGAACATCGCAGAAATTGCACTTCTTGCTATTGCATTAATTGCAATTATCCGCGCATCACTAAACTACATTCAAATTTCTGACCCAATTACTGAAAAATTTACTAATAATAACCGCCCCAGAAAAAATGGTGTTAAAAGCCGTGGTAAACATAAATCAGATAATATAAAAACATTAAATTCTGAAGATTCTGGTGAATATTTTGACACTCTAGAATCTAATGCTATTCCAATTACAACCAATGTGCAATCTGACGATAAAATTAATACTGATGCTGTAAATCAGGTTAATAGCCTACTAGGAATTTCAAAGTTCGAAGATATACCAACTACTACTAATACATCACCTACTGAGCCAAAACTTGATAATGCAATTGAAAGCACTTTCAGACCACAAATTATTATTGGTAAAGGTAATAATACTGTTGATGATATTGATGGTTCATATGGATTGAATGGTCAAATGAATATTTCAAACATTAATATGTTGCAAAATAAAGCAGCAGCATGGCAAACAGCATTTAGTGATGATAGCATGACATTCTTAAATACTATGGCACCATCATCTAATCTTTGGGGAACACCTAAATCATTTGTCGAACCCGCTAAAAATGATAGTAATGCTTGGACACAAAGTATGAATGATTATAATAATGGTAGATGGAACCCTCAATTATATCAACGCCCTAGCGATTATACTGATTATTACAATCCTTCTGCTTATGGAATGAACACGCCCAGAAATGGTACTAGTACACCACAAAACTCATCATCATCTGGATCATCTGGATCATCATCAAATAATGATACTACTCCAACAAAGCGATGTGGTGTTTATGATGATTTATCTTTAGATCAAGCAGGTAATCTTGTAGTCCGTAATTATACTGAAGCTAAGAAATGGTATCCTGGTTATACTTATGTCCCCCCGGTATATTGGGATGTACCCCAACGTCATACTAGCGTTTGCAACCCTAATGGACCTAATTATCAGAAACTTACTGGTTTAGTCGACCGTGGATTACCAATTAATGTATTGGAATTAAATCAAAATGGTACACAAGCAGATACCGAGGATACAGTTAAATTATCTAATGTTGGTAGCATGATGCCTAGATTTAATTATCAAGAACAACCATTCAGCAAACCATATGTATAATAATTCAAAGTTTGTTATTAGGTTGTTATTAGGTTGTTATCATTTTGATATTAGTTTTATATTTTTTCTATCTATTTATTAGTTAATACATTCATTCAAATTATTATACTCGTTTGAGTATTAGTTTAGTATATAATGCCTATAAAACACAATAAAAAAACATTAAATATTAATATTATAAATGCTAGTCCGTCGAATGTAAATCCTAATACACAAAATTATTTTAGTAATGGATATCATGGAGATCATGTAGATTTACAATCATTAAATTCTATTATCAATACTAAAATATCACCCAAATATAAGATTCTTAGATATTTAGGTCAAGGTATTCAAGGTAGTTTATATTTAGCAACAGATGTAGATAATAAACGTTATATATGTAAGAAAATTATTCTAGACAATACACAAAATCAACCCCAAAATAACAGTATTGAAAAACAGAATCAATTACAATTTGAATTAAAAGTTCTTCAATATTTATCTAATAATGAAACAACACGTGAATATGTTAATCCTTGTTTAGAACATAAAATATTAGATAATAATATTTATACTATATTTCCAGTATTTGACGGATATAGCTTATCCCATTATAATAAATATTTATCTAGACTACAACATTCTGATTATTATAAATTAGTTTTTCATTTAATTAAAAGTATATTACATGGTATGGCAAAAATACATAAAACACACATAGCACATCAAAATATAAATGAAAATTCCATTTTAGTATCTAGTAATACTAATCCTAGAGAATTATTTGTTAAATTTACAGATTTTGGGTTAGGTTGTGGATATATTAATAGTGGTATCGGCACAGGAAATATATTAGATGTAAATGATTATAAGAATGACGCGTTTTTTAAACTTACAACTTGTAAGGAAAATAGTAATATACCAATAGAAATTTCGGATAGTATTAAAGATAAATTGTCTGAATCCTCATATTTACAATTATCACAAAAATATGACTTATTATGTTTAGGTATGATATTCATAAAATTACTATTATTTTTTGATAATCTAGATATTGATTTATCCAATGGTTATAATAAAGAATTTATTGAAAAAATCAAACGACGATTAATAGAAAAATATTTATCAAAACACAATGATAGTAGTATTGGGACTAGATATAAAAATAGATTTCCTTTATTAAATGTATCCGATGATATTAAAAGAGACCTACTAGAATATATAAGAATGTTCGTTAATTATATATTCTGTAAAACTAATAATCGCAAAAATTGCCAATATGTATTAGATAAATTAGTTATATATGAAAAATATAAAAATGATATATTCTAGATTTACTATCTAAATTACTCACAAACTAGTAATTAGTATTTAGTCATTAGTAATTAGTAATTAGTAATTAGTAATTAATAAAATAATTCCATCCTTTTTCGCAGTATAATTCCATTGTATTTTGCATTTTTACAATATTATTCTTATATTTAGTAATTCCCCGACCTACAATCCAAAACATACCTAATTTATTTTGTTTATCATTTTTATTATTTTTATTATTATTTGGAATTATATATCGTTGATTACCATTATCACTGGTTTCTTCTAAATTAATACCTGGAGACATAGTTAAATATTCAAATGGTCTTATAAATTTAGGAATATTATTCTGGCATACTAAACCTCCTAATAATTGCAAAGTTCTTACATCATTAAGTTTTTTAACAATCTTTCTAGAATATTCTACATCAATCATATTATCCTCACTACTCATTTCAGAAACAATTATCATTGGCAACTTAATATTTTCATTCTCTAATACTGATAACCCAGAAATCGCATGAATAGTTAATGCATCAGCAATAGTCGTTATCATTAACAGTGATTTATGTATTTTTTCATACATAATTGCCTCAATATCAGCATATTTTGCATCTTCTATAATCAGAAAATTATATCGCTGTTTTAAAGCAATTAATTTATTACTAAATTCATTATAGTTATATAAATCATTACCTTTAGATGTAATAGTATCCAAATGTAATTTTACTGCAACTAGTTTATCACCTGTTTCCTCGATAATAGATAATATTTCTGTATCACTCATAAAATCACACGATAAAATAATATTACTTTTCTTAACCGATGCAATATTATACAGCTCATTACTAAATTTAGATTGTGTCGCAAAATAATCTACTAGAATACCGGCTTTTATTCTAGTAATATAATTTTCTATATCTTCCAATGTAAATATACTATAAATAGGAATAGTTTTATCTGTGTTGGGAATTGATATTGTACTTTGCGAACCACGATTACAGATACATAAAATAGCATTGTATTCTAGATAATCTATTTTATGAGTTTGTAAATTTGTAAAGGCCTCTTTAATTGATGTTCCAGATGTAATCACATCTTCCACTATAATAAAACTATCTTCTCTAGAATAAATACCTTCTATTATCTTCTTTGTACCATGGTCTTTCGGCTTATCCCGTATCATAACTTGTGGTATCTGTTTCGCAAATGATAAATAATTTCCCAATGGTAATCCACCCATTGGTATCGGCATTAATTTTACATTATCATTACTTTGAAATAATGTTGGATACATCAAATCAATCAACTGTTCTAGATAATTAAAAAATTGGGGATAATTAACCAATTTACGGTAATCAATATATATGTTAGATTTAGCACCACTTTTCAAAGTAAATTCACCATATTTAATGATGTCTAAATGATAAAATTTATTAAGTAATATATTTTTTAAGGATGTAATATATTCTTTAGTCATTTATAGATTCTAGATTATGTTTTTGGGAGATGTTATATTCTAGAAGATGTATTCTAGAATAGGTTTATATCAAAAAAAGCAGAAAAATACTTATAGTAATTTATTATTATCGAAATATATGAAAAATTAATTATCTAGAAAAATAATTTTTATTTACATAATTAGCAAAATATAATTGGAAATAAAATAAATAAAATCATAATTCGTTAGTTTAAAACAAAATAAATATTTATATTTAAAAATAAATCCAGATACCGTTTCCAAAATATTCTAGAATGTCAATCATTAATAGTCATAAGTTTAGCTATGTTGTTAACAAGCTACGTTCTTTCTTCCTAGCCAAAGGTTATGTTGAAGTGCATACCCAGAATCGTCTATCGATTCTTGCAGCTTGTGAAGACCCTAGTACTATTTCTATTTATAACTATGCAAACTCACATTGGCCTCTACCTCAAACAGGTCAAATGTGGCTAGAATATGAACTACTCAAGGACCCTTCACCTACTGGTTATTTCTGTCTATCTACTAGTTATCGTAATGAGCCCAATCCTATTCCAGGGCGTCATGACCTAATTTTCCCTATGTTTGAATTTGAACTAAAGGGTGATTTAGACGATATGCAGAAACTAGAATGTGAGCTACTAGAATATCTTGGTTATGGTTCTAAAGACGGATTTATTGAAGGGCAATATGAAAATCTTGCTGATCGTATGGGTGTGCTAGATATCTCCCATAAGGAGGAAATGAAACTATATAAGGAAGATGGACACAAAGTATATTTTCTTAAGGATTTCCCTGAATACACTAGTCCTTTCTGGAATATGAAACGTAATACCAGTGGCAAAACTGCTAAGAAGATTGATGTAATTATGAGTGGTATGGAAACAATTGGTAGTGCTGAACGTTGCTGTGATATTGAAGAAATGAAAACTCGTTTCAACAACATCTCTGGTGGTATGTATGCAAAGACGTTATATAATCACTTTGGTAAGGAACGTGTTGATGGTGAAATGGAAGAATTTCTAAAGCATACTTTTATTACTCGTAGTGGTGGTGGTATTGGTATGACACGTCTAATTCGTAGTATGGAGCTAGAAGGTCTAATTCCAGAGGAAGTTCTTAATGCCCGTAAGAATTGAAGAATAATATCTAGTTATGGTCTACTTTCTTATATTCTTTGTTAAAACGTTTTGTATATTTTTTTAATTCTTTATTACAATGTGTCTTAATACATTGATTATTATTTACATAACAAGATGCATTAGCCATACACTTATCTAATCTTTGCTTATATTTCATAACTTTTTTATTGCTTTGTACTTTGCGGACTTTCTGGAGAACCTTTTCTAAATCACCTTTAAGATTACGTTTGCTAGAATGACGTTTTCCTAGGTTATGGTATCCTAGGGGGCGTCCATATGCCATTAGTGGTGGTGGTCCAACTGCGATTGGTGGTTGAGGATGTCCAATTTTTGGAGATCCATTATATGGATATTTTCCTATTTTATAGTGTTTAGTAGAATTGTATTTTTTTGTTTTACGTTTGCTAGAATGTTTTCGTGAATGTTTAGAAGATTTCTTTCTAGAAGATGTTTTCAATAATAATAACATTTTATTATATATCAAAGTATCTATCAATATATATATATATATAAAAATATATATCTAATTTGTGGTATTTACTTATATTCTAGCTAGATTAAAAATATTTACAACTTTGAAATAAATTTATGCTTAATATCTATCACCCTTTCTATACCATCAATATATAACACCCTACCTATTTGAACCCCTTTCACTCCTGCCATAAAATATTCCCTAATATCATCAGCAGTTTCAATACCACCACAACCAATTATTACAATAGATATTGTTTTACTATGTGAATTAAATATTTTATTAAAATGATATACATTGGATACACCAAGTAAACGATTTACTGTACCACTAATACCACCGGTTTTAACTGATAATAATGGTTCACCTGACTTCAAATTCATTATCATACCATTTGGAATACTATTACCACATACAATATATTTCACTATGCTAGAATAAGTTATTAACACATTAGCAATTTGTTTTAACAGTATTTTATCTACATATGGGGATAACTTAATTCCAATATTTAAATTAACTAGTTCTAAGTTTTTAATATTTTCTAATAATTTAGTTAATTCCAGAGGGTCATATGCTATTATTCTAGAAGTAGTGCCTGTTTCTACATCAAGTTTATTTGGACAACTAACATTAATTTCTACAAATTCCCGAATATTATCTTCAACACCTAAGTCATATTTCATCTTATAAATAAATTCATCATATTCTAGCAACATCTTTCGTAAATCATTCCAATTACTTGCATCCATCGAAATTATATACGTAATTCCAGCCTTGTAATACAACGGTAATAAATCCCTATAATATTCAAAACCAGAATTAGGCATACCTAAACAATTAATACTAATATTATCATTAATTTCACGAAAATTAGGTTCTTTGTTTCCTATATTCTCATTCAAAGTACAAGTCTTTGTAATAATCGTTTTCATACTATTTGCAACCAATTGGTCGAGTTGTTCCTTATATCTAGAACGACATCCGCTAGCATTCATTATCGTAGAAAAAGATTTTCCATCAATTTTAAACATATTATTTACCTTACCTTTTTGCTTGTATTCTAGATAATAGTAATAATATTTTATTAAGATTAGAACAAATATCCTTAAATAAATATAAAAAATAAGAAAAACTAGTAAATAATTAACAATTTAACAAATCAAAAACTCATAAACCCGCTTGCTAATAACACCACCTATTCGACGTTTTTGCTTATCTGTTTCTGTTAATATTATTTCGGATAATAATTTTTCTTTTTCTTGTTCATTGGTACATTTTTCATATGCTTGCAATAATGATTTCATACTAGGATAATGTTCCGATATCTTGATAGCAATTTGAGAACTAATACCTGGAATATTCATATAACACATTTGATTCCATAGTATTGGTGTTATATTATCTTTTTTACATTTTTTAATTGATGCTAAATATAAATTATTGGTATTGCTAGAATAGTTTGTATTTGTTTGTGCTGGTGTTTCTAATGTATTGTCTTCATTACTTAATTTTTCATTCGAGATAGCATTATTTGGTATTGCTAGAATAGATTGTATATTATATTGTTTATGTTGCGGGAAAAAATCAGTATAATCTTTAACTAAACGTTCATGTAATCGAGTAATAATATCTAATGTTTCTTGTAATGTATATGTTCGAATAATAGGTATTTTATCCCTAAATATTGAACTAATTACCGAACCATTTAACATTGTTTTATCTTGTGGTAGCCGTAATTCATTCTGGGAACCCTCCAGAATATAACATATTAGTGTTTCATTGATTGTATCGTTTTTTGCAACTTCTGCTAATAATCGTACTTTCTGTTCTTTATATCTACCATCTTTAATACTGGCAATCATATCAGTAATACATTTCCTTTCTAAAATAATATTATATGTCTTTTCTATTGTTTCATTAGTGTATTTAATAATTATATCACCAATTTGTAAATTTACAGTTGTATAAGGAAGTTTAAAACCTGGTGATGATTTAATTAATTCCAACAGTTTATTCTCACGATTATCTAGAATAAGCATTATTGTTTTATTGATTAGTGATTTATTGATTAGTGATTAGTTTTATATTGAAAAAAAAATTTAGTAGACTAAAATAGATTTATTAAAAAAAATAACATTTTACCATTACTTGTAGGACAATAGGTATAATAAAAAAATGGAGTCATCTAGAATCTCTTGCGGCCACAATATGCCCACAGAACACATAGTCCGACCACACCTGGAAGGCCCACGAACAACATAATAACCAAACCAGTCCCGTTATCACTGTCTTTGCTAGAATCGGGAACAAGTAAATAGTTCGATGGACCTGTCTTATAGGTTCTGGTGTTTAGCGTAGCGCGGGCCTTCGTGGTCTTAGCAGTGGTTGTGGTGACAGTCGTGGGTTTGGGCGTGGTTGTGGTCTCAGCAGTGGTTGCATTGACAGTCGTGGTCTCAGCAGTGGTTGCATTGACAGTCGTGGTCTCAGCAGTGGTTGCATTGACAGTCGTGGTCTCAGCAGTGGTTGCATTGACAGTCGTGGTCTCAGCAGTGGTTGCATTGACAGTCGTGGTCTCAGAGTCGATTGTGGTAGTGGTCGCGTTGACAGTCGTGGGCTCGTGTGTTGGTTCGGTTGTGGGCATGACTGGGGCACAACGAGCAAAGCTCACCAAAACAGCCAAGATGGCTGTAAATACCAAAATGCGCGACATTGGTAAAATGATTTAGATTATTTAATAATTAACTTCAATTTTTGTTAATTTTAAATAATTTATTAATTTATTTAATATTTATTTAGTACTGGAAAAACAGAAAAAACATAACTATACTAAACAAAAATTGAATTTAATAACAGTATTAATTATTATTATATTGTTTCTAGAAAATGGCAGCAGCTGTTCTTTCTCTTAACTGCAGCAAAGCAACTAAAGAGGTTTCAAACCGTGCATGTTATGAGGTTCTTTGCGATACTAACCCACGTATGAAAGATAAGTATCCTACTAATGAATCTATGTGTGAACCACTATTGTTTTACTTCTTGCTACACCACGGAAAAGAATATAATGTTAATTGGATGTCAGTAGGTCTTAAATATGCTTACAGACAATGGCTAATTAATGATGGTTGGATTCAAGAACCAGTAGTTATTTATGCAGATGAAGATGATAGAATTACTTATCATCGGCGCAATCGTAATATTGACAGTGACTTTGACTTTATTAGTGCTCGTAATCCTAATCCTAACCGTAATCGTAACCGGGATCGTCTTTTTAACTTTTACAAATTCTAGCATTCTAACATTCTAACATTCTAGCATATTAGTATTTTTTGTATTTTTTATATATTTTGTTTTTTTTGTTTAATTATAAAAAAATCATCTAAATTAAAATGTTTAATTTTTGGATTTAACATATGACCAAACTTCATCAATCATTTTTTTTGCATTTGAACTAAATCGAATAGCTTTTTGTTGAAACAATGACATTTTATATCCATCAAATGGAATCCAATTATCATCGTTATCAGATTCACTATTTATAGGTAGTACTTCTGATACACACATAATTTTAAACAATGCTGTATTTTCTGCAATATTATATGGTGGTATTTTATTCAAAAAGTTTGCATTAATATTATGAGCACACTCATAACCAAAAACATTATCAACCCATTTACTAATAGTAGATTTCATAAATTTTTGAATGAATAGAAAACTCATTTGCCATTTCAAAATTTCATCAAGACCAATACACTGGCCACCTGGCAATACATAAGTATCATCCCACAATGTAATTTGAATACTTTCTTCAAACTTTCCAGGCATTAGATTATCCTTATTGTTATCAATCCATTCTGTCCAAAATTTTTGTGGAAACATGTTATTAATGAGTTGCTTTCGAGTGTCTTCTTTTTCTGTAAGTTGTTTTAGATTATAACTCGATGAATACATTCCAAACATATTAGGTTTTTTATCGCCTACAAACATATATTTAAAATTTTGAGTTCCACCCCCACTACTTCCACCATTCATAATCCAGCCATATGCAGGTTTAATTGCTTCATAATATTTGCCACCCGGTTTCTTTCCATCACGATAAATACAATCATAATCAGAATCATAATCTGAGTTAATCTCACATTCATCATCTGTGTAATATTTTGGCTTGGTAGTCGATACCACAGTAAGACTAAAATAATTGGTCATTTCAATATCTTCATCTTTTGTTTCCTCAATCAATGTAAATTTATTTTCAGTATAACTCAATACCAATAACAATTGCATATCAGGATAACCAAAAATCCATTGAGTACTTTGATACCATCGATAATCAATTGATGGTGGACAGTATGCAGTATTGTTGGTAGTACGCAAAATAAGTTCCCAACCTGCATTTGTAGCATCATTTTCAATCTCCTTAAGTTGTACCCAAGGAATAATTTCATAGTGAGGTTCATCAGTAAAATGGGCTTCATGTGTAGACACATATTCAGTCCATTGTTCATCTGTCATTGTTGTAAATGGATTTTTCTTAGTCATTTTAAATGAACGTTTATGAAAACCTGATTCATATCGTGAGAAATCCAATGGTTTTAGTTGATATGTTCCTGTGTCAGTAAAAGTTGCCATTTGTATTGTAGCTAAAGCAGAGTATAACTGTTAGTAAATATTATTATGTTTCTAAGTAATTATTTTCAATTTTTATATAATTTCTTTCAAGAATATCCAAAAAACTAAAATTATAAAATCATAAACAAAATAAGACATAAAAAAATAAGACATAACAAATATGATAACAAAGATAATAATGAAATATTATTTAGTCTATTCAACCATAACATCGGTATAATTGTCATATTCATTGTCTCCACTAGTCTTTATATCACCAAGTGAGAATTTAATTTCCCCAGCTTGGCAATATTCGCTAGATTGGAAGTATTTTTCAATATTATCTTCTTCTTTTTCAATAACATCTTCTTGTGTATTCAATAGTTCTTCATCAATTAATACAGTACTATCACCAGTACCACAAACGGGAATTTGCCCCACCATAATATTACTAGATACACCTTTAATATTATCATATGCACCAAATAGACTTGCTTCTAGAAGTTGGTCAGTAGTTTCTTCAAAACTAGCTTTTGCAAGTGGTCCAATATTTTCTTTCTTAATACCGTGTCGACTTACTGACATAATCTCACCGTGTTGGCACATCTTATCACATAGTAAATCTAAATGACGAGGACTCATCGATACGCCAGTACCTAGTAATACTAGATTTAACTGATATTGAATTTGAAATCGTGCGGCTTCAATACCAAAGATAGCATACATCTCATTGGGATCATTGCTAAATGTACGTGTAGTATCAACACCCTTGCGACATAGAATATCAAATAAGTTAGTTCCATCAGTACTCAATGTATATTCGCGTTTTGCTACGAAACTACCATTTTCTTTAACGACAATTTGTGCCATTTTACTTTCATCAGATGTAGTTTTCCATACACCAGTAATACCATCTACACCTTTAATTACAACATCACTAATTTCTTTGATTTTGTCTTCAAGTTGCATTATATCATCATTTGCACGATTAGGTGTTGCCTGAAAATTCATTCTCAGACGGAATACTAACTTAGATGCATTATCATCCATAAACATCATCGATGCATTAGGATAATTTGTCTTTAACACCAAATTAATATCCTCCATAGTAATCTTTTTATCAATAATCTTACGACGGTCAAACTCTAACCGAATAACCCACGGATTACTAGGAATTTGCGATGCTTGTTGGTCAATATCACTAAACACACGATAAATTTCCATAAACTCGCGGTCTTCTGGTAATACTGTATCATATTCATTATTCGGTTCTAGATAAATCGCTGTTGATTCTAGAACATCTCCAATTGTAGTTAATTCAATATTATTACGAACCTTATCAGATAAATCTTGATTAAACCGATGGTGTTCATCTAAATAAATTGTTACCTCACTATTCTTTGGATTTTTCGTATTATTTAATAATTCTCCTAGACGTGGCACTCCTTGTGTCACGGCCGATTTTTCTCCTACACCAGCGCATTGGTGTGCCATTAGTTTACTATCCTAATGGATTGGACTATAACTTAAGCCATTTTCCAATAAAATTTTCTAATTGGAAAACAACCCATACCCGTAAGTCTCTGCGGTGGTTGCATAGATAATCAATTAAGCTATCCTTAGCAACTCGTCCCAGGATTGGCCTACATATTTTGGTTATAACCATTGGAGCCGGTCTTTCTCCGGGTTCTCACTTAAAGTTTCCAATAAGTGATGGTACAAAATATGCTTTTTTCAAGAGGCGTCCCCTGTAGTAGGTATGTTGCAGAATGATGTATGATCATTCCACTAGGTGGCATAGCCTTTTAAAGCCCACCTATCTCACCCCACTGTTGTATGTTAAGGTGAAAAGTATCTCTAACTACTAGTAAATCATTAGTACAAAAGTTTTTAGTATTTTCAACTGTTAAGTCATATACATAACGTTTTTCTTTATTATTATACATTTTTGCTGTAGGCAAAACATTTTTAATATTAATTATTTTATGAAGTACAACATTATTTAGAAATTTAACTTTGTTATAACAATTAACTTCGTCAATATATTTCTCTAATCTTTCCTTTTTATGTGGTATTGTTAAATTAAATAATTCACTAAATTTTAGATTATATTTTTTATATATATTCAAACTATATAAATATTCTTTTGCATTTGGAAATGCTTGTCTATCTTGTTTTGTATTATGTATTGACCAAGGAATATTAAAGCGATTAAGTATTAATCCAAATGTATTTAACATATTTTTATCAATTGAAGTTACATTAATTCTTCCATCAATTGCGACACTACCATCTCCACTAAAATATCCTGATATTAAACCACGTTGAAAATCTAAATTAGATTGTACTACCCATAATGGTAGATTTTTATTTTCAGATGTTTTTCCAAATACACTACCAATAAAATTAGCTAATAATGTTGATTGAAACATATGATCACAAGATTTCCATTGTTTTATTGTTGTATATTCAGTTCCATCTTCATTATTTTTAATAATTTGTCTTTCTTTTTTAATACTTTCAACATAGCGATATCCAATATTCCATTTATTTAATAATATTTTTATAGGTTCTATAAATTCTGGATATTGTTTGCTAATAATAATACGATATTCATTTGACATTCCATCTGCTAAATATCCCCCAACAAAATATCCAAATTCTTCGGTTAATTCTATTTTTGCAGGTATATTGGTATGACATGAGCGCATACTTTTAGGATATACACAATCTGTTTTTAATTTATCTATAACAGTTGAATTCAAAAAACTATTTCCTTTTGTAAATGGAATAGTAAAATTAATACCTTGATTATTATAAAACCATTTTTTATCATTACTATTCTTAGCAATTTCTTTTGCTTTGAGACATTCATCTTGATATAAATAATCTTTTGGCGATAAATAATCTTTTACATCAATATAAGTATATTCTGTAAATGTATCATCTAATTCCAATCCTTCGCAAACAGGTATTAAATGTCCAACTTGTAATTCATCACCATTAATTTCAACTACCTTATCTTGATGCTCATCATATACTAGAAATGATTTACCTTTTGTTGCTTTTACTATACGACCACATTCTAATTCAACTTCTAGAATAGTTTCAGTACCATCTTTATTAATAACTGGATGGCGTGTAATTGCTTCTAGCTTTGTCCACATTATATTTCCATCCTCATCACAAGAATATGCTTTCCAGTCATTACCATCATCTAATGGTATATAAATTTGCTTTCCATTATTAATATATTGTATCTTATTTTTTCTAACGGGGTCAGCTAGACATTCATTATAATATTCATCAATAAATTCACCTATTTTGGGAATAATTAATTCACCATTCTTAGCAATAATAATTTGGGTTTCCCAATCTACACTATGTAACGTCATTTGAGTGGTTTTCTCTCCTAGGCTTTGTGCCGCTAGAGGTCCAACCATTTCACCGCCTTCAGCAAGTGAATATTTATATCGCGATTTGATTGCATTGATTACATGCATAAATGCGACCCGGTTAAATTTCTTATCTCGTAGTAGTACTTTGGGTGATAAGTAATTCCACATTAGGACTTCGCAACCGATATTACGTTGTCCATTGATGGTACAATATTTGATAAGTTCATTGACTTCATTCAATATTTCTAATGGATGAATATCAGCTTTACTGACATCTGCTAGTTTAAATTGTTTTGTGGTATTTAGAATTAGACGGTTAAAATTAACAGGATGATAAATACCTATATCATCAATCTTAGAAAATTTCGCATATATATTATGAAATTCTTCAATTATTTTTTCTAAGTTTTTATTGTGTTCTATCATAATATTTTTCCATCCTTCAACTTTCTTCATCTTAGTAAGTTCAGATTGTTGGACATATTCAAATTTCTCACTTGGATCCAAATAATAATTCTTATTTAATTTTTCAATATCAATCTTAACAAAATCTATACCCTTCTGCAATTCTAATGCAGCAGATTCAAAACCATCATAACCATAGCAAAATTGCACAATATCATTATTACTGCCTCGCACCGATGAATCATGTGCAACCTTCAAATCTTCCATAGACTTTACAAGTCGACGTTGTAGATAACCCGAACTTGCAGTCTTTACTGCAGTATCAATAACACCTTCACGACCAGCCATAGCATGGAAGAAGAATTCCTGTGGATTTAGACCATTCAAGAAATTACTTGTAATAAAGCCACGGCTTTCTGCACTGCTTTCATATCGGGGATAATGGGGTAGTGATCGGTCAGTAAAACCCATAGGGACTTTCTTTTGACCATCAATAGTTTGGGCGCCGACTAGACACATCATTTGTTGAATGTTAATGTCCGCACCTTTGGAACCACTACTAACAATGTAGTTAATACGGTTTGTCATTGGTAAAGTTTTCATAATACTATTTTTAATGTTTTCTTCAGTCTTTTGATTAATAGCATTAATCTTAGAATCATATAGTGTTGATAACTCATCACTAATATTAATATCCGCTAGAATATTCAAATGAACTTTCTTAGTCAGTTCTACAATGTCTTTCTTACCTTGTAGAATCGCTTCTTCATTCTTCTTACGAATTTCCTTTGGAACAATCAAATCACTAATACCTACACTAAAACCACTACGAACCATATAACGCGTTACTATCCGTTGTAAATCATTTAGATAACGTGTCGCTTCCTTATGACCATAATCATTAAAGATTTGATGTAGAATAGCAGTGGAACCGCTTTTTTCTACTTGGCCTTGTTTCAATATACCTTCTTCAATAATTAAATCTTTAATATTAGGATTTTTACTCTTTTGATAATAAGTAATAGGTGGTAAGATAATGGAATAAATCTGCTTACCTGTCCATTTAATAATTTTACCATCATTAATCTTTGGTTCTGGCAATGTACCAGTAAATTTTTCTATTCCTACCAACATATTCATTACTTCCTGTTGGCTAAAATATACATTATCATCCGTAATTTTAAACATACCAACCAAATTGTCCTGTGCAGGACTAATAATTGGCTTATTCTCACTCGGACTTATAATCATCCGAGATACTGCTGCCAGGTATCTCAGCTCAACGGCTGTCTGGATACTCTGCGGAGCGTGTTGATTCATTTCATCGCCTTTTTACGTTGAAATCTCCTGATGTTTTATCCAATAAATTTTTTGAGGGTCTATACAACCCTTTGAAAAATATTTCTTATTATATTACCGTAATTATTTTAGGGTAAATAATAAGACTATATTTTTTAGATAAATTTTAACATCAAGATTATTTCAACTACCCCATAACTTTCGCTACAGGAAGGACTGTGCCTTAAACCCCCTCAGATTAGCTAGATCTTCATTGGGAATCAACTTCCGTTCAGTCTCTGAACCCCTTCCATGTCCTGCTATAACGGATTTAGGAAGTAAAGCTGCCAGTTGTCCATATATCCTCAACATTGTTTACCATTGGAGCCGGTCATTACCCGGGTTCTCTTCAGTGGGTTTCCCCTTAGAAGATGGTAGTTGAGGCTCGCAATAACTGAAGAAATGATATTCAGTTATTACTCTCATCAAATTTTGCGGTTATTTTAGAAAATTATATTTAAATAAAGCAAGTATGAAGTACTAAATATTAGAGAATTAATTTTCAGTGTTATTAGCATTAATTTTAGTTTGATTAGCTAATTTTGCAAGTCTTCTTTGTTCGCGTCGTCTTGCATTTTTTTTATCTTTGTCTTTTTGACTAGTTAATCTTGCTAATTCTCTATATTTTTCTTTGTTTGCTTCAAAACGATTTTGATTTTCTAATCTTTCACAAGGTTTGCATAAATGTTGTCTTCCTCTAAAGTCTTCTTTTGTTTTTTGAATATTACAAACTCTACATATAAAATTAAATTGTTTTTTTGCTTTCTTTTGTTTTAAATGTTGTTTGTAAATTTCAATAGACTTAATATATTCATCCTTGCTTGCAATATGTTCATTATTTTCCGCAAAATTATCATTTGAGTTAGGAGTTTCTGGAACATCGAGAAGTTTCGCAGAATTCTTATGCTCTTCTTTATATTTTTTTAATTTTTTAATAAAATCTATACAATTATTTCGTAATTCGTCAGTAGTTAATTTTTTACTTCCAAATGAAATTTCTATTTCCCCAATTTTAAGCACAACTAACTTTTTCACACCAGTTAGTTTAGCAATTCTTATAAATTTATCATAATTATCTATATCTTCAGGTAAATCAGTATCATCAAATCTCTCTAACTTTAGTTGTTCTTGAGATTTAAATTTAATATCCTCTTTTACAGTATCTGTATTATCTGTCTTATCTGTCTTATCTAAAGATTTTTGATAACTTTCAGATAATATTCTACGACTTTCTTCACAATGCTTAAATACGGTACCGCCTATTTTAAGATTATACCCAAATGGAAACACCGAATTACATTCAGTAATATATTTCGCTTCGGTTTCATCACCTTTATCCATATGGCATGTGTCAATTAGTTCTACAATAAACTTACTTATACCATACTTGCGAATAGAATTATTTAAATAACGACATTCTTTGTCTTTATTATTTTTCATTGCTTCGCTAAAATGGCTATCTAATCTCTTTTTAGAACCATAACGTCTATATTTACCGTGATTTAGCATATGAGATACTGTTTGACCAATATATATTTTACCTGTTTCTGTATTAGTTATTTTATATATTTCTATATATCTATCTTTTTCTTGTACAAATTGGGGAATTTCTTCTTCAATTGGAATATTTGACATTTTTAATAATTATTATTATTTTGTATAGATTTTATAATTTTAAATTGATTATACAATTAATCAATTTTTTATAATTAGAGCATAAAATTTCCACTAGTGTGCTTAGGCTTTTCACCCACACTATCTTCGACAGCGGTTAGTTTATCGAAATCTGCATTATATGGTTTACACACATCAACATTAAGTCGAAATGTATTACCTTCCATCACACGCACTTTATGTGCCATCATACTCATTTTGTGTAAAGATGGTTGTCGATTAAATAACACTATATCACCATTCACTAAATGACGATTTACTGTATCACCATAATTCAACACATATTTACTAGTATCTTTATCATCCAATATCATATGTTCTCGTCCATCCTTAACCCGTTTAATACTCTTCGCACCAGGATACACCTTATTTCCATTACGTACCAACTGATACAACCGATTAATATTAAATTTATTTACAACCTCTGGAAATGTCAAATTCATAGCAATCTTATAAGGTACTCCCAATTCTTCAATACTCAGATTAGCATCTGGACTAATAACTGAACGGGCACTGAAATCAACACGCTTACCCATAAGATTATTACGAATACGACCCTCTTTACCACTTAAACGTTGTCTAAGCGTCTTCATTGGGCGACCACCACGAGTTAAAGCTTGTGGAATATTCTTAATCTCATTATTAAATAAGGTAATTACACTATGTTGGACATTATCAGTAAATTGTTTAATACGTTCAGGGGGTACATTTACCCCTTTTGCAAGTTCATTTTCCAACATCTTACACCATTTAATAATTACATAATAACTATTAGTTAAATCATCTTCACTACGCTGACTATTATATTGCCGTACACTAGGACGGACACTAGGCGGTACTACTGGCAATACCGTAATAATTAGCCAACTAGGCATACACCATTTAGTACTAAATCCCATTACTAGCGCATCATCTTCAGTAATACGTTTGAAAATCGCCAATACAATTTCTGCGTTAAGTTCTTGTGCCAGATTAAGCGGGTTTTCACCACTATCATATTTCCATTCAGCATTAATAATATAGTCAGTACGAAACTTACTACTGTTATACTTACTGGGTTGAATAGCGCCACAACCGCCATTATCATAACGATTATCACCTTTCTTATCAATTGCACCACAAGTCTTAACATTTTTACACATCTTTAGAATTTTCTCAAAACGTTCCTTATAATTACCTTTAGTACTAGCTACAATATTTTTAAATAATTGGTGATTTTTGTTAATTAGTAAGCGACTACATTTAATACAGACGCAACGTAATATCTTGACTATAAAATCCTCATATTGTAGATTGAATACCGGTTTAGGTAATTCAATATGGCCAAAATGTCCAGGACAATTAATGTAAGTCTGTTCACAAGTCTTACATTTTAGTCGGGGTTCAATGTAGCCCATACGGGGGTCAAATAGTCCATTAATACGTGGTTCACCATTACTATCATATAATGCTTCTACATTAACATTTACTACTGATTTTTTTAATATTATTTCTGGACTATATACTCCAAATTGCACACCAAGAATACATCCAATTTCGTAATTTGAATCGAAATCTCGATCTGTCATATTTCTGAATGCAATTCTGGAATACTATTAGTATTTTCTTACTAGTAGATAATATTTTTAAATTGAAATATTAGACAATATTATTTCGATTTCAATTTTTTGTTTTGGTAAAAAAATAATAAAAAATACTAATCAAAAATAATATCATCGTAAATATCCATTTTTATTTTTATAATTAATATACAATAAATATACAATAAATATACAATAAATATACAACCTATAATAAAGTAATGGATGCTAGAATTAAAAAATTACAAGATAAGATAAAAGATTTACAAGACCAAAACGCAGAACTTAATTCTAGCGTTGAAGATATTTACAATACAATTAATGATTTGAAATATATAGAACCATATCAACATCAACATATAAATGAATATAGTAATGAACCTAGTAATGAACCTAGTAATAAGGCGATTGAATATTTTATTGATTACATGATTTCATTAAATAAAAATAAAACTAAATCTAATAGTGATGAAGATAAAAATAAAACCAAACAGTTTGTGGAATATTTAAATAAATATCTTCCAGAATTAGAGGATGACCAACAACGACAACATATTACATATTTCCTAGACTTAGAACCAAAACAACGAGAAACAATTCTAAATAGTTGTAATACATTATCACAGTTAGATAATGCTACTAAACCGAAAATATTTCGTATTCTAGAATCACCATTATCAGATTATCATAAAAAATTAGCATTAAATAAATTACATATGATTCAAAAAATGGATACTAATGATAGTGAATATTATAAAATGGTACAATGGATAGATAATTTACTTGATATTCCATTTAATAATTATAAGCAACCGTCATATATATCGCAACCACCACAAACAATTTTCCAAGATGCTAGAAAACAATTAGATAAAGTAATTTATGAACAACAAAAAACAAAGCAACATATTCTAGAAATAGTTGCCAGAATGATATCTAATCCAATTGCAGGTGGAACAGTATTTGCAGTGGAAGGAGAACCAGGAACAGGCAAAACAACCCTTATTAAAGATGGTCTATCACAAGTTCTAGGTTTGCCATTTATATTTATATCTTTAGGAGGTGCGCAAGATGCATCATATTTAGCAGGTGAAAACTATACTTATATTGGTAGTAAGCCAGGACGTATAATACAGGCATTAAAGGAGGCGCGATGTATGAATCCTATATTTTATTTTGACGAATTAGATAAAGTTAGTAATACTGAGCGTGGTCAGGAAATAATAAACTTATTGATACATATTACCGATTTTGCGCAAAATAAACAGTTTTTAGATTATTATATGGATGGAATTACAGTTGATTTGTCTCGTGCAATGTTTATTTTTTCATTTAATGATAGGTCAAAAGTGTGTCCAATATTGTTAGATAGGATGGAAATAATTAAATTTCATTCTTATTCTAGTAAACAAAAAATACATATTGCAAAACATTATTTATTACCTAGAGTGATTAAACAATATTTCGGAACACGTAAAATTGCTATTAAATTTATCAATAAAAATGATATATTCAAATTATTGGTTTTACATAAAGCAGTTAGAGTTAAACAAATGCTTAATATTGATTATATTATGCGCCGACGTACTGATACGGTTATGAAGAATAAGAATAAAAGTGGTGGTGTACGATATATTACCCATAGATTAGAACGAATAGTTTCTAGATTAAATATAAATATTTTAGAGACAGAAAAAAATAAAACAAATGAACAAAATAATGTATCCCAGAATAAGGATGCCAAAACAATAGTAATAGATAGTAAGATAGTGGATAGTATTCTGGCAGAATAATATTTTTTTAGCTTTTTTGGAATATTATTATATAAAAATTGAAAGTTAATTTGAATACGTAAAAAGTATTTAACCTATTTTAGAATGGCTTTTAATCGCGATCCGAGGTTGGTTCCCAGTGAACCTAGTTATCCACAAGGAGAAATTGCACTTTTGATTAAAGATAAAAATGAATTGAAAAAGCAAGCAGATGATTTGTATATTTACAAAGAACATTTGAAGAAAGAGCTTGAAAAAAGCAAACAAGCAAATGCACAAATGTCAATCGAATTGGAAACTGCGATTATTGAAAATACCAAAAATATTGAAAAATTGAAAGAAGCCGAAAACTCAACTGATTATCATAGTAAAAAATATCGGAGTCTGAAACGCAAAATCGATGACGAAATTAACGAAATTGAAGTTTCTGCTGATAAAAAGTATAATAAGTTGGATGATAAGTATAAAGATTTGATGATGGATTACAAAACATTGAGCACAAATTATGATGATTTGAAAAAAGAATTCGAATTCATTAATTATAAGAAAATGAATCATAAAATGAATTATAAGACTGTACATATAAATGCACGTTTGTGCTATCATTATAAAACATGCTACGCGGATAAGTGTCTATTTGCACATTCTATTAATGACTTGCGTATTTGTCCTGATGGCGAAAAATGTAGTAAACAATTTTGTGCTTATCTATTGCACTCAGAAATTAACAGAATGCTGTTTTGTGAATATTATCGCGGTAAAGAAGAAGCACTATGTAGAGATTATGAGCTGTACAATGATTGTATTAATAGCAATTGTAGTAAAATTCATTATGATTTCAAAACAATGAAAAAATTCTAAACATATTAATATTTTGCATTTTGCTTTTTGCATTTTGCATTTTGCATTTTGCATTTTGCATTTTGCATTTTGCATTTTGCATTTTGCATTTTGCATTTTGCTTTTTGCTTTTTCTTTTATATTTTAAGTTATTACATGGCTGGATATTCTTGAGGTGGTGTTAAATTTTTACCTCGACCCATAAACATATTAATTTGTTCAGGTGATATACAAACTTGGCCTCGGTCAGTTGAGTATTGAGAACGACATTCCCCACCAAAGTTATTATTGGCAAATACGAATAAATGTTTATCAGTATTTGGTGTACCATCAACAGTAGGGAAATTCTTGGATGCAGGGTCTTGGGTGAGTTGTACATCATCACCAACAGGACTAGTAAGAAATACATTTTTCATTAAAGGTGCAGATGTAAGGCGGTTGGGTAAAACAATACCATCATATGTACCAAGAGGCGAAATTTGATTATTAATATCCATATAGTTATAACCATCACAACCTTTGGCACCTACTCCGTTATCTACACGGAGTTTATATCCTAGAGGAGCATATCCACTGAGTTCAAAACCTTCTTTACCAGAAGAACGCATTTGTAGCCAACATAGTACTAGAATTAGGGCTAACACTGCTACTACTACATATAGACGACTACGGGCACTCTGGAGAGACCCTGCATATACTACTGCTAGAATAACAAGAATAATTAAAGGTAATAAGATATTCATTCTGGGAAATACTTTATAGGGAAATACTTTATAAATTTATTTAATATAATAATTTAATATAATAACATATTTTTTTTCCATTCCAATTTTAGTATCGTAATTAGATTGAATAAATGATACGATAATGATAATGCGATTAAATTAACTTAAAAAAATATATTATTCTAGAATATACTAAGAGCATAACTAAGAACATACTATTGATATCATATCATATTTACCTAATTATGGAGAATCTAAAGGTTAATTGTACTGAGTTATCTAAGTCATATAATTTTTATTATCATGCTCCAGAAAATAATGATTATTCTCTAGAATCATATAATGAAATTCTCTCTTTTAATTCATTAGAGGAATTCTGGGTGCTTGATAAATTTGTTCGTAAGGATATGGTTGAAAATGGTATGTTCTTTATTATGGTTGACCCAATATTACCTATTTGGGAAGATAAAAATAATATTAATGGAGGATGCATTAGTTGGAAAGTTGACCGTAAGAATTCTTATAAATATTGGATTGATTGTGTAGGTCATTTCTTAACTCAAAATTTAGGTAGATATACATCTAAAGTTAATGGTATTAGTATTAGTCCAAAAAAGAATTCAAGTATTATTAAATTATGGTTTGTTGAAGAAATTAATATAGATAATATGGATTTACCAACATCATTTCTACTAGCAAATGATAAGATTATTTATAAATCACACGTACAAAATATTGATAAAGATAAATCTAAACGTTCTGGCAATTTTACTCAATATGAACAGGAATTTTTTGGTGAATCTAGTCGTAAGGAGCATAGCCCCTTATGCCAAAGCCCACAGGGCTTTCGTCATTCCCAAGGAAATTCACGATACCGTAATATAAAAGCATAAAGCCTAATTATTTTGAATAGTTTTTCCTATATTTTTCTATTGTATTATTTTAGATATAACTATAACAAAATTCTAATAAGTAAATAATTTTTACTATTATTATATATTACTATATATTACTATATATTACAATGGATGGAATAAATATTTTGATTTCATTAGTATTTTTGCTAATAATTATATTTATTGGGTTAATTAGAGCACAAAGTTTATTTGGTGTATTTGCTTGTTTTATAATGCTAACTATTGTTGCATATATTACTATATATATGTTTAAGGCAGATTGATAATTTCCATCATCTTATTGAATAGAAAACAAAAACAAAAACTATTAAAAATGGCTTAAACAAAGTTTTATTAGTTCAGATACAATAATAAATTTATAATTTATAAATTATAGTTTACACTATATAATATTATACTACCAGAATGTCAACTACAGTAGCAACAACTACGCCTCAAAATAAGACAGATTTTTCAAATTATTTATTTCATTTATGGACATCTAAAACACCACCAATTAAATATCTTACTGAACTACTAAAAGATTTACTTACTGAAGGTAATCTAGAATGTAGCGCAGAAGGTATTAAGCTACTATCAATTGACTCTGGGCGTACAGTATTAATTCATATGAAACTACATAAGGATAGTTTTGAAGATTATAAATGTGAACAACCAGTTATTCTAGGCATTAATCTAGAACACTTTTTTAAAATTATTAAAAATATGGAAAATTCTGACACACTACGTCTATTTGTAGCTAAGGATAATGTCAATCGTCTAGGTATTGAGCGTTATAACAAAGAAGAAAACATTAATAATACTATTTATCAATCACTCATTGATATTCCAATTACGCAACGCGATATTCCATCACCTACTTTTAATTCAGTAATTGTAATATCCAGTGCACGATTTCAGAAGATTTGTCGAGAGATTAGTCAATTTAGTGAGAAGATTGAGATTATGGTTGTTAATAATCAATTAATTTTCCGTGGTTGTAATGAGAGTGCATCACAGGAAATTAAGATTAAACCCACATCTAATGGAATGCAGTTTGAGTCTAATACACCAGATGAAATTGTTCAAGGCGTATTTAAACTAAAACATCTAGTACAATTTAGTAAGTGTGCTAATCTTTCTAATTCACTAAAGATTATGATTAAGAATAATTATCCTATTGTTATTTCTGCTGATATTAGTGGTCTGGGTTTCATTCGCCTATGTCTGGCACCCAATGCAGAAGATGATGAATAATTTATCAATTTATCAATTTAGTTTATGTAAAATTTTAATTTTTTCAGTATTCATTTAGTATTATAGATTAACACTAATAAGATAGAATATAATGGCAAACAATATTGCTTGAATAAGATTTTTTTCAATCCAAGGATATTTATCTAGACAAGAGAGTAATTTATTCATTAAGTTGGAATTTATAATATAGAAAACCATACCAAAAAGCAATGATTTCAATGCAACATCTTTTACTAGAAAATTTATATGCATTGTTGTATCTCCTTTATAATCTAATTTAGTATCTTGTGGTGTATTTAAAGTTGTTGACATTCTAGAATATATTATTTATTTATGTTATGTATTGATATATGTATTGATATATATATGGATATTAAAATTGAAATATAAAATTAAAATATAAATAATTAATCTTTCAATCACTAGAATACTTCTAAACAAATATAAGCAATAATAAAGAATATACCACCATACACTAAATGTTTAAATTTTTTTAATTGTGGTGAAATATCACCAATTGGAATATAATTATTCATACTAGCATAAACTACTAAATAACCAATAAAACTTAATAGTAATGCAAGCAGAACATTTTTAAGATTACGACCTTCAATTTCTACTGAACCCTGAAAACCTTCTATTTTTTCTTTAACTTGATGTTGGCGACGGGTTTTACTATGTTCACTTTCTTCTTTCTCTTCTGCTTCTTCTTCAAATCTATTAGGATATTCTTCCTCTTCTAGAACAGCATCTTCTTCATCATCACTTTCATCTTCATCATAAACTTTAGTACTATTCTGACTACCACTAGAAACCTTCTTTATATTTTTAAAACTTTCACTTGATTTTGAACCCATAGTGGGCATAGTAGAACCCATCGTGGGCATAGTAGAACCCATCGTGGGCATAGTAGAACCCATCGTAGGCATAGTAGAACCCATAGTGGGCATAGTAGAACCCATCGTAGGCATAGTAGAACCCATCGTAGGCATAGTAGAACCCATAGTGGGCATTATCATTGGCATAGTTGTATTTGGTTCTTGAGGTGATGTTCTGCGTGGTCTAATATTATTTTCATTTTGTTTAGAATTTGATGATAAATTTAGTTTTGCGTCAGGTATAGATAGGTTTTCAGAGGAATAATTTAATGCTTGTTTTAAATTGGCTAGCATTAATTCGTCATCAGCAGTAAATGATTTAAATCCTTCTACAAAATTTGATGTTCTACCAACAACCATTTTTATATAAAATATATTAGGCTTTTATAATCTATTAAATTATATAGTGAAATAAATTTTTAATAAAAATAACTAATATTTACTAATCACTACTCGTCGAATACAACAACTTCTAAATCGTTTAATATGTCATAATTTATACCATCATCACTTGCAATATCATCACTTGCAATATCATCACCTGCAATATCATCACTTGCAATATCATCACCTCCAATATCATTATCTGATATATTATCATTATCATTATATTCTTCTATAGGATCAACTTCTTCATCTTCATCGTCATCTACAACTATATCATCAACACTTGCATCTTCATCAACACTTGCATCTTCATCAACAATTACATTATCAACATTATCTGATAAATTATCTTCAATATCTATAAGATTCAACGTATCTTGCGTTTTATCATGTGTTGTAGTATTCTGGATAAAGTCTAAATTATAATTTATATCTAGATTATTAATATATTGATTTGCAATTGATGGTGTTGGTGGTATTAGTGGTGTTGGTGGTAATGTTGATGTTTTCATTTTTTCATTATCTGTATTAATAGATATTAAAGCTGTTAAAGATGTTTGTATTTGATTATTGATTTGCTTTTTATGAATTTGTTCTAATATTTTTTCTCTTTTTTGTTTTGCTTCATTTAAAAATTTTGTATTTTGTAGGAATATATCATTATCATTAATAATATCTTTTAATGTTGTATTCTTTATCATTTCATATAAACTAATAGTATTATTCTTGGTACTAGAATTAGATTCATTCTTATTTACTTGTTTTGTAATTGGTAATATATTAGTTTCTGTAATCTTAATATCTTCTAATGCTATTTTTTTAGGGGCTTCTAGATTACTATTAACATTACTATTAACATTACTATTAACATTACTATTAACATTACTATTAATATCAACATTCATATTTGCCTTTGATTTAGCTATTAGTTTATATTCCTGAGATTCCTGAGATTCCTGAGATTCCTGAGATTGAATAATTGGTTGTTCTAAAACTTTATCATTAATATTTTTTGGAATCGATTCTAAGTCAATTTTATCACTAATATCACTAAATATATATCCACTAGGAATATTTCGATAGTCATTATCTTTAAAAATCTTTATTTTCTGTAATTCATAAATTGGACTGAATTTCTGACTTAGAAATGATAATCCTATAAATTCTACTATACCTACTATATAATCACCATCTTGTACTGCTAAAATATCATTAATCTTTTCCTTACGAATATTATATAATTCCGTCAATATATTACCTTTATAACTTGGTAAATGCAATCGTAAAATAGGCATTTGACCATTAGGTTTTAGTAATATTGGAGTTTTATAATAGCTTTCAACAATATTTAATGGCATAGAATTACTAAACCATTCCTTGGAATTTTCATGACATACAGTAATGTTTTGTTCATCATTCTTTAATAGGAATTGATAAAAAGAACTGGTTTCGCCGGATTGTGGTAGTTCTAGGTCAATGTAAAATTTGTTATCTAGACGGACTATTCCAGATGTTGTTTTTAATTTTGGTGTTTCGAAATAAAATGGAAGTAATTCATTGCGACTGAGACGATAATTGCAAATAGATTGATAATTGCCTGCTTGTGCTTTATGTGGTCGTAAATATTCATATTTTTCTAGAGCGACATTTTTATAATTTAATATCTTTGGTGCTTTTTGCATTTTAATATTTAATTATTTCTGATAATTATTCATATTTTCTAGTATTATTAAATACGCAATTCTAGAATATCTTTGAAATATGTTATAAAATTTAAAAAACATTCTAGCATTATATAAAAGCACATCTCCCTAGAATGGATTTACGTTCTATATTATGTGATTTAGTTAATCGATGTATAATTGAAATCAATGACGGAGATGATATTAAAAAACCTATTAAGGAAAAAATATTAAAACCATTAATTAACTATATCCTAGAACAAATATACCCATATCTTATAATTTCTGTTTGTATATTCGCATTAACTCTACTTATTGCTATAATAATACTTGTACTTATTCTTAAGAGTTCTTATTCTAGCAAGGAATAATTTATTTAATTTAGCTAAAAAATATTATTTTACTAAAAAATTGAAATTGAATTTTATCAAATTTATTAAATATTAAATACTCAAATGGACAGCAGTACTATTCTATATTTGCAAGATGAAGCAAAACTCGATGCTGTAATTACTATTTTGAAAAGTATTGATAATATTGATAATATTCGTATTGAACAATCACCAAAAATGAAGGAACTTAAGTCTATTATTACAACACCAGAAAAGAATACAACTATAACTACTAGAATGTTATTTGATGCTTGGAAAATGGCTGATTTTCGGGCAGGATTTCACGACCCAGTACATCATGTGAATGGTTTCATATTTGCATTTAATCGATTTAGGGATGGTATTTCACATGAAGATTATATTAATAAGACAGGACGTGTATCAATGTTTATTTATATTTCTAAAGATATTCTAGAAAGTATTAGAAATGATAATAAACATATGACTCAACAAGAAATTACTGATACAAATAGACGATGTGATAGGATATTTGGTTCTACTAAGCCTTTTTGGCAATATAGCAAACTAAAATTTATTGATTTTGATGATTGTTGGATTCATAATTTACAACCATTTCTAGAATGGTGTGATAATCATAATGCAGAAGAACTTTTACAATTCATTGACTTTGATGAGAAAATTACCATAGTACATTACTAATAGTTAATTATTTGTAAAATTATTTGTAATAGTGTAAAATAATATAAGAAACATTTCTATATAAAAATAAAAATAAAGATATTATAAATTAAATATTTTTTTTACAAGTAAAATATAATGAATTCTTTGAAACTATTAAAGCAAACAAATGCATTTTTAATCTTACCAATACATCTTTTTCAATTTGATGTTCTTCTAGAACATATTAAACCCCATATTGACCAACTTAAAACAATTTATATTCTGGAGGAACCTGTTTATTTTGGAGATAGACAAAAAAAACTTAATTTTAATAAACTAAAATTAATCTATCATCGTGCAACTATGAGATATTATTTTGATTATCTCAATGAACATCTACACAATAATAAAGTTTTTCCTAAAGACATAAAATTAGAGTATCTAGAATACAAATCATTGACTAGCAAATCTGGATATTCTAAAATTAAAAAATCACATACGGATATACTCTTATTTAATCCCATAGATACTTATTTAGAAGCAAAATATAAAAAAATCTTCACGTCTAGAATAACATATCTAGAATCACCTTTATTTTTATGTACCAGTGCAGATTTAGCATATTATCACAGTAAGAAACAGAATAAAGATAGTTATTTTCATGCCAGTTTTTATAATTGGCAACGTGAACGACTTAATATTCTAACTAATAGTAAAACTTATGATACTGAAAATCGTAATATGATGCCAGCAAATATTAGAGTACCTGGATTACCTAAAAATGACAGTACAACTCCTAACACTAAAAAATATTTAGATGAATCAATAAAATATGTTCAAACTCATTGGTCTAATAATCTAGAACCAATATATATTGAAGAAGAAGGACGTGATATTATAGCTACTAGTATCCAATTTCCTATAACTCATAAAACGAGTATCCAATGGTTAGAACATTTCTGTCATAATAGATTTCATTTATTCGGTCAATATGAAGATAGTATTGATGGTGGAACTAATAAAATACCTGCGAGAAATTTTCTTTTCCATTCAGTTATAACACCAATGCTTAATATCGGTTTAATTACACCACATGATGTCGTATCTGTAATTACAAACTATTATAATAAACACAAAGCACAAATTGGTGTTGCAAATTATGAAGGTTTTATCCGCCAAATAATAGGATGGCGAGAATATCAGCGATACATATATCAATATGCAGGTAATGTGATGCGTGCAGGGAATTATTTTAATAATTCAAAGAAGCTTACTCTAGAATGGTATAATGGAACAACTGGTATAAAACCTGTAGATGATGCTATAAAAATGGCAGTTAATGATGGATATATTCATCATATATTAAGATTAATGGTTGTTGGGAATTTTATGAATTTAGTAGGAATGCATCCAGATGAAGTATATAAATGGTTTATGGAATTTTCCCTAGATAGTTATGATTGGGTAATGGTTGGTAATGTATATTCAATGACTTTATGGGCAGATGGTGGTTTAACTATGAGAAAACCATATATTTCTGGTGATGGTTATATAATGAAGATGAGTAATTATTCTAAAGGAGAATGGAATAGTAAGTGGAATGCAGTATTTCATCATTTTGTGGATAGAACATCAAAACAATTGGAAAAAACATATTATAATGGATTGGTTAAGGCTTGGAATAGGAAAACAGATAATGCAAAAAAAGAAGAACTATCAATTGCAAATGACATTATTACAAAAATCACCAAATAAATTCTAATTCCATTCTAGCGTTATCAGGAATCTCAATATCTTTATAATTAGAATGTAAATGTTTGATTACATTCGAATTATTACAATTGTTACAAATGTAATTCCAAAAATCACCCCAATTTGAAAATTCATTAATATTTATATAATTATTCCAACTATCATTTACCATTCTTGGTTCAGTAAATATCTTATCCAAAAGAATACCATTGTGGAAGAAATAAATATCGCAACCATTCGAATATTTAATAAATTCAATTCCACAACCACATTCACATACAAAAGTGTTTGATATCATTCTAGCGTTTGTATATTTTTAATTTATGTAATGAGTACAAGTAATAAATTTCAATTTTTTATCCTTTAAATAAGTTTTTTCTATTAAAAAGTATATCTAGATATATCTTAATTAGATATATCTTAACTAGATACTAATGGCATCACTAGAAAGCGCGTTTTCCCAGAATTCATTAATTAATTCCCAACCACCACAAGTATTTCAACAAGCAATACCTCAATTCCAAATACAATATCCGTTTTGGCATCAAAATATGAGACAATTACTTATGATTAAACAACAATTACCAAATGGTATAGGAGATAATTATACCAAATATACAATTGATACTCTAGGATTGAAAAACCAAATTACTAGAGACCATGAACCATTTTATATCCTATGCGACCATGCCAAAACTATGACCACTAAAAATGGTAGTAGTGTATGTGCTCATTGTGGATGGTTTTGTAAGAAAACCTCACCTGACCAAGCTATTCTAGAAAAGCAATGTAAACATCAACGAGAATATAGTATATTTAATGTTGGAAAACAATTACAACGATGTGGTCAATGTGGCAAAAACGTTAAATTTGGTTGTAATACAAATAACCTTTAATAACCTTTAATAACCTTTAATAACTTTTGATAACATTTTCCAATAATAAAAAATACAAAAAAATAATAAAAATAATAAAAATACAAAAAACGGCTTAAAGACATAGTGTTTATATAGATTGTCAAGGTGGCCGAGTGGTTAAGGCGGTAGACTCAAGATAAGTTGTAAGCTTATTGTGTGTTCTACTGGATTTCAAGTCCGCACGGGTTCGATCCCCGTCCTTGACAACAATTATTTATTTTTTGTTATTTTTATTTTCAAATCTAACTCAATAATAATACTTCTGCTAGAATGCAAATAAACAAATCTATATATGCCAACAAGCAATATATTATATTATTCCTTAGTATAATAACTCTCATATGTTTTGTCATATATATATTTAAAACACCTAGAGATAGCTTTATGAATGATTATTTTGATTGTTATTTGAAATTAACTGATATTAACCCGCAATTTGTCAATGCATATATGAAATATGATAATAAACATGTTTCTAATGGTGTATGTGAAAATGCACGTTTACACGTAGTAGTAGAACCTTGTCCAACTGATAGTAATGGTATTCCTTCTGATAAATGCAGGGAAACAGTGGTGTTAAAAAGTTCTAAGGGGAACCCTATTGAGTTTCCATATAGTTTAAGTCCAATGAATGTAGGTAAATATTTTGGAATTCTGTAAACGATTATAGGTTGATTGGTTAATGAAGCTAATCACATACATATACAGTTTACTGGAGTTATCCTTTAACTGAGCGTTGTTTGGAAAACATATGGTCGGCTAAAGGATAATGTAAAAATAGAAAATAGAAAATAAAAAATGTTAAAAAATGGTAAAAAACAGTTTTTTTATCAAAAATTGAATATGTTATATTAATATAATATTATTATTTCCCAAAACACGAGAATGTCGTCGTCTTACAATCCCAATGAATTTGTGTACGCGGTTTCGTGCTGTTCGAATTGTGGTAAGTGCACTAACTTCTGGCAGTACCGCGTCATTTTGGATGCTCTACCTGCGGGGCCCTGCCTCGCATGTGGGAGCCCCTGCAAGAGTTTTGTGCCGGATTTCGAAGAACAACCCATGCACAAGCCCAAGCCCACTTACGCCGACGTGTTGAAGATCGGGATGGTCGTCTCTCTGTAGCCTTATGTATTGTCCCGTCCATCCCATGTGTTGTGTCGTGATGTGCCTGATTTTTTTTATAATCTTCATGATTGTTGGATATTTAATCTAGTCTAAAATAAATATAACCAAATAGTTTAACATTAATTATTGATTATAGCTTTTGGATATAAAATTTCTAGTAGTATTTCTCTAATTTCTGGTTTCCAATTATATGCTAACATATAATCTATATCATTTTTGTTAATACAATTTTTATTATTTTTTGTAATATGTTTTACTATTTCTACAGAATTTGCAAATATCGAATCTCTTAGAATATCTCTTGCAGATTGTGGTAAAAATTCAAGTAATATATTAATAGTTTCAACAGCATTTTTCTCTACCAATGCATTAGATAATTGGCTAATCGGTAAATATCCACGACTATATAAAATAATTTTCTTAACACTTAGAAAATCATCCTTAGCAATATATTCATTAATTTCTTCAAATGTCATATCTTCTGGATATTTTCCATTAAATTTTGGCCAATGTGGTGCCAAATAATTGCTAACAGACATTATTGTAATAGTTTTTATTATAAAATGTTATAGAAATCAATTTTTCTTAATAAAACACATATAAAACACTAATTTATTCATACAAATATATTATTCATATATTGTAAAAACTATAACATTTATCTCCCCCCTCCCTCTCTACATATCCATTTACAAATAACATTTACAAAATAATATGGATTTGTATTTTACATAAACTTTGATATAAATGACAATACAAATGACAATATAAATATATATAATAATTACATTTACAATATTGAAAATGTTAAAATGTATCTTTTACAAATATTTATTAATTTAGATTTATTATTTAAATACTATATAATATAACTTAAACTACACTAATTATTATATATTAATAGTATTATTATTTGCAAATTATTATCTTATTTACAAGTAGTATTTATACATTTTCAAGAAACTTAATTAGATATGGATGATTTAACTTGTACGGATTGTCAAGAAAAGTTTGAATATAAATCATTATTATTACGTCATAAAAATAGTAAGAAAAAATGTGGTGTAAATAAAAGTGTATTGGAAATAGAGTGTCAATATTGCAATAAAACTTATGCTACAAAAAATAGTTTAATTAGGCATTATACAATATGCAAAAATAAAAATAATATTCCAATTCAAGAAGCAATAAATCAAAACAATAATAATAGTATTACTAATGGTAATACTGAAATTAATATTAAATCAAATATATCAGATTCAGATACATCAGATACATTAGATATAATTAATTTGCTATTAGGTCATATAACTAAATTGAATAATTCAAATGAAAAAAATAATACATTAATTTGTTCTTTAGAAAATGTAATGAATATAATTGGAAACATTATAAATATTCTTAGAAATAATAATTCAATAAATAGTATTATTCCGAAAATATCTATTCCAAATACTAGTTTTGATAACATTATAAATAGTAATAGTAATTTACAGGTTAATATTAATAATGGTAATATAAATAACGGTGTAGTAAATAATACTATTTCAAATATGCAATTGGTATATCCATTTGGTATGGAAAATATAGATTACCTTTCTAATCAAGAAAAAATAAGAATGTTAAAAAGTCCTAACGGTTTAGTATTAGCATTAAAATCAGTATATTCTAGAATGGAAAACAATAGTTTTCATAAACGTAATCTTAATAAAGATAGCATGACTTATGTTAATAGTAATTTAGAATTGGATAATATTAGAGAGCCAGAATTCAAAAAAAAACTTATTACACAAGCAATATTTTTATTAAGAAGAATATTTTTTTCTTGTAAAAATAGTTTATCAATACCTCATCAATTATTAATATGGAAAAATCTTAAACGAATTGAAGAACAATCTAATGATAAAAAAATATTAGATGAAATTTCTAATCTAATAGAACTTAAAAGCGAAAACAGTATTATTAAAGAACATTTTACTAATTTGAAAAAAAAAATAAATAATTCTGACTATAAGAATCAATGTTTACAATTAATACAAAAAATCATAGAAGACATAAATAATTATAAAAAAGATTTTAGTAAAGTATCTCTATCTGACCAGAGTATTAAGGATGAATCCTGGATACGTGATGAAAATGATTCTAATGATTTATTATTAGATAATGAAGATAATGATGTTAATTATAATTATATTCAAGATACTCCACGATTTAAATTTTTTAATGAAATGGAACAATGTGAATTAAGATATTTTTCAACAAAACAATCACATGATTTATCAGTAGGTGATATAGATTTTATATGTAATCGAGATGAGAAAAAAAAATATGCAGAATATAATTTATTATGTAGTAGCTATAATCCGGATGATGAAACTAGACAGGAAATTAGAACAAAATTATTTAATGAACCATTACAAAAGTCAAAAGATGATTTGTGTTTAGTTAGATTTACTAATAATTTACAAATTCAACAATAATTCTTTCTTATATTTTTTATTATTTTAAAAATTATATTACAATCCAAATAAATCTATTCATATATTAGAAATCTAAGAATCCCGTAAAAAATGGTTGCTAGAAAGAAATATACAATAACTAAGAAACATTCTACTAAACCTAAACCAGATGTACCTATCCATACACATAAATATACCAAATATTATCCTAGTATTTTAGACCCTAATTTTAGTCATAAGATTGCATCTCATAATATTTTCAAAAAATATAAGCTTACTGTTAATCAAAAACGTCTTAATGACTTATATAATGCATATGAAACAAATATTCCTATGCCAGAAGATAGTAAAAAACACGAATCTAATATTTACATTTTAAAACCATTCCAGAAGATGTTGCGAAACTTTATGTCTCCATATACCCCTTATCGTAGTATACTAATTTATCACGAAATGGGTGTAGGTAAAACCTGTACTGCAATCACAATAGCCGAAGCCTTAAAAACATTAGTACAAAATTCTGATAGTAAAATATATGTTATTAGACCTGATGAATTAGAACGTCAAATATTTGATATCAACGTAGTACATGAGCGAAAACAATTAAATCAATGTACGGGGGATACTTATTTACAAAATCCTAAACACGCAGAACTAATTAAAAATTGTATGAGTGGTAATAATTCAAGTTGCGACCAATTAAGGCAAAAAATTGATAAAGAAATCCGTAATATATATGAATTTTCAGGTGCCCAATTATGGGCAGGTCGGGTAGAAAGAGAAATTGATTTCAAAACACGCAATATTGAAGACCCGGTAATCAAGGCGGAAAAAACTAAACAAGTAGTCCAAAAAATGTTTAATAACAGTGTAATAATAGTTGATGAAGCGCATGAATTACGTGATAATAATGAAAAAGATGCAAAGATTGTACCTCCACAATTGAAAATAGTATTAGAATATGCAATGAATTTACGATTGATATTCCTTAGTGCAACACCAATTTATGACCAACCTCAGAATATTATAAGCTTAATAAATTATTTTCTATTGAACGATAAGCGTCCATTAATAAAAGAGATTGAAGTATTTGATAATGAAGGTAATTTAAAGCCAAATGGTCGTGATATTTTAGAGGCTAATACTAGGGGATATATATCTTATTTGAGGGGTAATAATCCATATGATTTTCCAATTCGTATTCCGGCACGTTATAATATTCCTAATAAGTTGGTACATTTGGATGCATATCCAAATAAAGATATTAGTGGTAAGAAATTAGCAAAGTCAGATAAAATAAAGCATCTAGAATTGGTAGATTGTCCATTACGTGGTGCGCAATTAGATATATTAAATTATCACGTTAAATTTGATAAGATTCCAGAAATAGATGAAAAAGAACTAGATAAAATGTCAAGTGAACATAGTATATTTGATACATACCTAACTGATATTGATGATTCGGAATTAGATACTACTTCTACTACAACATATAAATCTAGAATATCTAGATTAAAACCATCAGAGAAAACTATTAGTAGTATACAAGATGAATATCGAGAAAAAACAGTTGCATATTTATTTGAACGTCAAATTAGTAATTTTGTCTATCAAACATTAGATGAATGTAATAATAATATTAAACTAGCAGTAGGTGATTTAGGATTAAATCAAATAGCAACTAAACAACCTCAAAAATGGACATACGAATTTAACGACCCTAAATACGCACAACGTTTTAAATTACCAGAACTCTATAATTGGGGTGCTAAAATTGCACAAGCCGTAGAATTAGCAATGCAAAGTAATGGTCCAGTTTTTATTTATACATATTTCAATTCGGCAGGTGTAATACCACTTGCATTTGCATTGGAAATGAACGGATTTAAACGTTATAAACAACACGGTACACCATTATTGGAAAGTAATGAAAAAGACAAAAAATATCGTGGTGATTATATAATTTATACCGGCAATCAATCTTTATCTGCATATGCGCGAGAATATATTGATAAACGTCGTAAAATGATTGGAGAAACCTCAGTTAAAGTGTTTATAGGGTCGAGTAAAGCGTCGGAGGGGTTGAATTTGTTTGGGTATCGTGAGGCACATATTTTAGACCCGTGGCATAATATTAATTTGACGGAACAGAGTATTGGACGTGTTATTCGAACAGGTAGTCATTTACATTTACCACCACAAGAACGTAATGTATCAGTTTATCAGTATGCTGCAACATTAGATGACCGCGAATCGATTGATTTAACTATTTATAAAATTTGTGAGAATAAAGCTATTAAGGCGGGTGTAATAGAAAAGATTTTAAAGGAAAATGCATTTGATTGTTATTTAACAAAAGATGTTAATATTTATGATACAGAACGTTATAAACAGTTAATACCATTAAAAACATCACATAATAAGCAGATTAAAGTAAGTTTAGCAGATACAGCATATTCTAGAAGTTGTTTTTATATGAAGGATTGTTCGTTTAAATGTAGTGCTAATGATAAAGTATTAAAGCACACTGGGGATACTACAATGCAAACGCCTATAATGAAATTTAATTATGATAAAGAAGTTGATGAATATAAGAATTTAATTATGCAATTAATGGCTACAACATTTAATATAAAGATTGATAATTTAAGAAAATATTTGAAAAAACTAATTTATGGTGAACAAGAAACTAAAAAAATAGAAGTAAAAAAAACAAAAAAACATATACAACATTCATATAAATCAAATCAAACCGATCAATTAATGAGTGTACATTCTGGAGAAGAAGAAGAAAATATATGGGAAGATGAAGATGCATTCACTAGTGCAATTGAAGAAATAATTAATAATGATATTGTAATTACTGATAAATTTGGTCGAAGTGGTAAAATAGTAGTTAGTGGTGAATATTTACGTTTTATACCAGAAGGTAATTTAGAGCCAAATATGTCAATACAAAAACAAAGTATGAAACCTCCTAATTTAAAATCTGATGTTGATTTAAAAACGTTTATAACTAAATTAGGTGAAGAACAAAAACGTTTAGTTGAAACAGAAGAATTAAATTATGAGGATATTTTAGTGAGTACTATTGAAATTATTGAAAAGGTATTTTATGGTATATACCAGAAAGAATATAAATTTAATGTTAAAATTAAATTTGATGAAATCCTAGATTTAATATTTTCTAAGTTAGTATATCAATATAAATTAGTAATTATTAAAAATATATTGGAAAAAATTGTACACGGAATAAGACTATCTGAAAATGAACATAAATTTGAAAATATTATAAAAAGTCATATTGTTTATTTAAATGATGTATTTCCAGATAGTAAACCAGAAACAGATATTAAAAAAAGTATATATGGTTTTATTATTCAAAATGAAAATAAATTAGAGCTTTATATCTTAAATGCTAATAAAGAATTTGAAAAAAATCAAGGTAATTTAAGAAAAGTTATCGAACAACGCAAAAAAATATTAACAAAAACACCTAATAGTAAATTATATGGTTATCTGAAATATGAGAAAGGACGTGAAGTACCATTATTTAAAATTACAGATATTACTAAGGGTGAGAAAAAATCAGCAAGTGGTATTACATGTGCTACTAAAAAAACTAACGAAATTAAGAAAAAACTTAATAGATTAGATGACAAGATACTAAAGAATAAAGCATTACTAATGAACAAGAATGTATTATGTAATGATATTGAAATGCTTTTAAAACGTAATGATATAATGAAAGTTGATGGGAAAAAATGGTATTATACACCAGAAGAATATGAAATTTACTTTGGTGGATTTTCATAGGCATTAATCATTAGATTTTTTTGAATTAATTGAATTATAAAAATTGATTTAATTTATGATATAAAATATCAATATAAATAAAATATAGCTATATATATAAATTCTAAATAATATTATAATGACCGGTAAAGATAAGTTTAGTGAATTGAAAACTATGAAACAATATGTTGTACATAAGACAGAATCTGATGATGAAGAAGCACAATCAAAAACAAAAAAAAATGAATTATACAAAAATGTTATTCTAGATGAGTTTATCTATCTAAAACCTACAGACCTTAATAGTAAAATTGATGATATTATTTTACTTAAATTAAGAAAAAAAGTAGAAGGCAAATGTATTAAAATTGGATATGTTATGCCAGATAGTGTAAAAATTATTATGCGTTCTCTAGGTATTATTAACAATGCAAATTTTGATGGTATAACTACTTATAAAGTTAAATATACCGCAGATATTTGTAATCCTGTTATTGGTAGCATTGTTCAATGCAATATAGGTAATATTGATAAATCGCAAATTATATGTTATATTGATAATCCAGATAAATCACCTGTAGAAATATATCTATTTAAACACCATCATTTAGGTAATACAGAATTTGCACAGCTAGAAAAAGGAGATATAATTAATGTAAAGATTGGGGGTAGTAAATGGGAATATCGTGATAAACAAATTATTTCCATTGCACAATTCATTTCTAAAAATTAAAAAATATTTGGAAAAAATATTTGGAAAAAATATTTGGAAAAATAGATAAATAATTTTTTAATGATTATTTTTACTTATATTTTAGTTATATTTTTACTTATATATCGTTTTCTTATTTTTTTATTAGTTTAGTATAAGAATAAAAGTTATAAAATACATTATCTAATAATACTCACAATAAATGTCTCTGTGTAAAGCATATAAAAGTAAAACAGAATTAATACAATGTCCAAATAAGATTAAAATAAGTAATTTTTGCGGTAAGCATAAAAATATAGCCATTCCAATATTCGATGATAATGGTTATTTAGCAAATAATGCAGAAAAGAAAGAACAAGAGCAAAAGCACGAACACAATAATGATATTCTAGAAAATACTAATAATACACGTTATAATTTTCATAAAACATTGGAAACGAGTAGTGTTTATTTGAATTATTTGCAACAAAGGAAAACATATATTAAAGATAATATTAGGGAAAATAATAGACCTATTGAATTATTAGAATATATTGAAAATAGTAAAATAGATTATTATCCAAGTTCGCGTATTCTAGCATCTCTAGAATATTATAACTTAATTAAAAAACAAGATGTTTCACGATTTATGTTAGCTGTAAACAATACTAATGTATTAGTATCTTTATTCGAAACATTAATAAATGTTAATCTCAATATAGATAAAATAATTAAATTACAAAAATGGATTAAAAAATCACTAACTAAATTTAATTCTAAATTACAAGGTCCTGCCTTACATAATAGAACAATATGTGTAAATGATAGTGATTTTGTATCTCTTGATGAAATAAAAGATATCCCAGAATGCAATTTCTTCTCTTTTAAAGATGATACCGGGTTTGTATATGGTTATCATATTGATAGTGCTATTGAATTAATTTTCAAATCTGATGAAAATTATTATGAAAATTTTAAAAAACATTCTAGCAACTTATGTTATAGACAATTTATAAAAACACTTTTTAATCATTACAACAAAATAAAAATATTCAATCCCTATACCCGTTTTATAATAGATGGTATAACAAAACTAAACATAATACGATTATATACAAAACATAAATTTTCACTAGCAACTACAAATAATAACCTCTCTCAAAATATACCCATAACAGATGCAAAAACAACAATTCGTAATAAATGTTTTTCAATCTTTCAAAAAATAGATTTTCAAGGATATTTTACAGACACAACATGGTTATTAGATGAACAACCTAAAAATATTAAAATATTCTATAAAAAATTAGCTAGCTTATGGAATTTTGAATTTGGATTAAACAACACTGCAAAATATAAAATTTCTAAAACACATAATTTATTTCAAAATTTGCCAGAAATACTAGGTTCCAGAAGTGATAAATATGCATTACTAGACAAAGTATTAGATGTAATCAATATATTAGTATCTAATGGTGAAACTGAAGGCGACCGTAATACTGGATGTATATTAGTATTATATGGTATTGCATTTATTAATCAAAGATGTATTCTAGCAAACCCTTGGTTAGGTTAATGTCGCAATTTTAATATAATTTTATAAAGGAATTGATGTTGTCCATTACTAGTATCTGGAATAGTACTGGCTAATCGATATGGATTCCGCATAACTAATTCTAATATTTTGTCATCAATGTAGGATTGTTTGCTAACAGTAGGGGTATTGTTCAGTTTGCTAGAAACGTGTTCACTACATTGTTTAATTATTTCATTTTTTTCCATTTGTTTAAGACGTGGTTTTAGCTTACCTTCATTAAACATTTTTCGCAGACATACTAATAAATGGTAATTTCCATACCAAGTACGAAACATCTTAGGTGTAATATACGATTTATATTTTTCCTGAAAAAAAGATTGAATATGTTCTGGAGTAATAAATAATACATTACCTTCATGTGTATATTTAAAAAGAAAACCATCATGACCCTTCCGTTTTGAACCCTCTATTAATTTTCTAAATAATTTTGCAATTATTGGATTATTATCACTGAATTGGTTTAATATACCTTTCTTACCTATAAATTCTATTGTAAATTTATTAGAATTGCTAGAATCCCATTTAATATGTTCTGCACGCAATGTAGTAATACCATATGAATGATTATCATTAACATAACGTTCATTACCTATTCTAAAATGATATGTACGCAACATATAAATTATTATAGGGATATAATCATCTGGGATATCCCAATGAATAACATCTGTTTTTGCAAGTTCCCTAAGCAATTTATCATTATCCGCCTCAATTGCACTTATTTTCTTAGCTAATTCCATTATATCTTCATATTTGCGATCATTACGTTTTTTAGTATAATTACTATTATATACATATTGACGACGCCCACGATTATCTGTTCCAATTGCTTGAATTTTATTATTCGCAGATTTTGCTACCACTATATCCTTATATGCAGGTGGAATATAAATCGATGTTAATCTTTTTACCAAATGTTTATCAGTTGCAATTTTATTATTAACTAAATGGAAAACTTTACGGGTTTGAGTTTTATTCTGGGATGGTGATAATTTATTTATTTTACTTTTTATTTTACTTTTACTTTTACTAGTTGAACCACCATATAAACGTTTGTACTCCCAGAATTGCCTTTTATTATAAGATACATCATCACCCATCGATGTATTACTATTGGATGTACTACTGATATGTATACTAGAATTATTGTTCATAGTACAGTATTACAATCACACTAATTACTACACTAATTACTAATAACATAGAAAAAAAGCAAATGCAATAAAAGAGTATTTCTAGAAAAGTAATTTTTATGATACACAAACTCTACATTGATAATACCATTTAAGACATTGATCATTAAAATTATTTTGAATACATTTTTTACATTCTTTATCGCTATCACATACCCTAACCCAATGATTTAACGATGATATAAAATTCAACAATGTACAAGGGCATTGGTGTTGGTTTGGGGTACGACAATGTGGACATAAGATATTATCTCTAGCATCAATTGTAGGATTTCTGATATATTTAGCATAACAATATAAATGCATTTTAACATTACAGACACAGCCAAATGTAAGCCATTTATGTTTTTCAGTAAAAATATCCATACAAATAATACATTTTTCATCTTCATTACAAATATAATCCAATGGTTGATATTTAATATGTTTGAATTTTACAATAGTTTTTTCACCATTAATACAATAATCTTTATCAGCCATTTTTTCTGCTCTTTGAAAATTTATATGAGGTTGATAATCTTCACCAAATACTTTTCTAATTTGATTTACATTTGGAAATACTGGTACCGCAATAGAATTTTCAATGTTCTTAAAAACTTCTTTAAGAACCCGACTTTTAATTTCCATAATTTCAATAGGGTTTATTGTGTTTGCACCATAATAAGTATTAAATTCAAATTTGAGTAATGATTGAAATACTTTAATTTCAATATTATTATCTACAATAATCATACCTAGTTGATTTACATCGAAATCTGGATTACCAAAAGGTGGATACAATAAACCACCATCTACTGCTTCTCGATGTTCTTTATGTGAATCTTTTAGAATTACAAAATCAATCTTGATGTTCAAGTGTTGTTTTAGATCTTCACCCAACAATATATTAATTAATTTATTACCAAGTGCCTTCAAAAAATATATATAACATTGTTTGTATTCTAGTGCATCACGAAAAAGTGGATTAGTTTCCAAGAAATAACATACTTGTTTTTTACTATTGCTATTAAAGATATAATATTCTTTTTCCAGCTTTTGAATTAGTTTATTATAATTACTTTCAGTAATATACACATCAATATCATTAGGAAGCAAAATTCTATCTTCATATGTATCACAATCGCATTTTTCATCATTATAATGTTTTTTATACGTTTCTGTATGAAAGTCTTGTTTAATAAAATATTTATAAAACTTATTAGCAGCCGTAGTACGTTTAATATAATCACGAGTTGCACCACCAAAAATCATTCCTCCAGAATTACATATTACTTTATACAATTCTACCAACGCAACCCATTTCGCATAATTTACACGACTATTAATTATAGTCTGCATTACTTTTGATTCTGTATCTGGATTTGTATCTGGATTTGTATCTGGATTTGTATCTGGATTTAGAATTGGTGTAGGAACCGCATTCTGTTGTTCTACTATTTCCATCTCTGCTAGAGCCTCAAGTAAATCCATTGATAGATATTGATTGATATTGAAAAATACTGTAGTCTATTCATATAAAATAATTCAATTTTTTTTAAAAAAAACACCAATAATATCCAAAAAAATACAATTACAATCATAATTGCTATGGAAATGTTTTTTTTTTGAAAACTAATCTACATCGTCTTGTTCATAGTTGTAAGTATCTCGATGTGTTCGTGTACACATATTACAAACCATTGCGCGAAAGGGTCGCATTTCGACATCTGTTTGATAATGTTCCAATGCAGATAGCATATTTGTCAATTTACAAGTATTAACGTTTTCGGAATATCGAATACAAATATCTTGTTGGTTTCGGCAATTAGGACAACGATTATGATAACGATGATTTGTGTTTTCCATCTTAACAAATTGTGCCCAACATACTGCATGCATCAAACCTGAACATTCACAAGGCTTCAACATAATTGAACATGATTTAAACTCTTCAAAACAGATAATACATTTGTCATCAGGTAGCAATGGTGCTTTATGAACCAGTTGTTTAGGCAACATTGATACAATATCAACAGTATATCCTTTCTTTTCCATCTTTACAATGCGGTAGGGCGCAACTAGTCTAGTAGAAATAACTGGAATTGCACGTTTCGCAATAATGTCATCTGTAATTATTTTCAAGTTGTCTGCTTCACACTGAATCTTCTTAATTTCTTCAGATATACATGCAATAATACCATCAAACTTATGTTCATATAAATATGGAATAAAGGTCCAGTTTGATTTCAACTTGTAATATGGCCATTTTGTAGGTTCTGTTTGTTTGACAATAGAAAGTTGATTGCAACGAAAATCTGGATTATTGAAAGGTGGACTCAAATCATACTCATTGTAATTATTCAAATTAACTTCCTTCCAATTGTCTGCCAAAACAATAACATCAAGCTTCATTACACAACCCTTTACGAATTGTTTTTTAATTGTTTCTGGGAGAAAAATATTGAGTACTCCAAACAAACGTCGTGATTGTACTGTGCTGGCCAAACCGTTGATGACGATATGGTAATACTTCAAAACAGTTTTCAATTCTGGATTAGTTTCGATAAAGTATGGTTCACGCGGTTCTGCATGTTCTTTATTGTTATAAACATTACATTTGTATGTCTCCTTAAGATATTTGCAAACCTTTTCAAAATTTGCATTACCCTTAATGAAAATATCCAAATCTGTTGGCAAAAGTGTGCGACCAGCATAAGTTTCTGGAAACAAATTCGGGTCATCATATTCTTCTGCGCTTGCATGTGGATTATCATCAATTGTCTTTGCATATTTCTTATAGAAAATATTGGTATAGTAATCACGATAAACAATATCACGCGCAGCACCACCAAAGATTTCACAATCCAAAGAAATTAGGTTTATAATCAACTCACTAAGATTGTTCCAGTGTGCACGATTGAAATCGCTTTTGATTTTATTCATATCTGCCTTTGTCAGGCTGAAAACTATTTCATCTTCAGTTGTTGTCTGCTTTGATATTTCTGCTTGAGCCATCTTTGCAATCAAACTTGTTTGAAAACGTAATATTGTACTACAAAACTATAAATAAAAACATTTCAAATTTTTATAATTACTATACAAAAATGCTAAAATTAAATTAAAATATAAAGAAAATATTAACCTATCATATTAACCTATCATATTAACCTATCATATTAACCTATCATATTAACCTATCATATTAACCTATCATATTAACCTATCATATTAACCTATCATATTAACCTATCATATTAACCTATCATATTAACCTAT